GCATTCTGTGTGTTAGACTTCATTGTAGATACCTCTCTGTTCAATAAGATTTTTACTAACCGCCAAGTCAGTAGTCTTATTGTACTCTGAGGTATTTTCAATTTTCAACATCCACATTTTTTATTATACAGGAAGCTCCTTATGCTGCTTTACTCATGAAAGACTTCATCATATCTCTATAATTCTCCATTTGATTACGGCTAAACGCTGCATTTTCTGATACCAAATTATATCTGGTCAGCCAATCTGATAATTCTACATCCCGATCTTGACTGTAGGCATATGCCGCAATAGCCAACAACGCCTGTCGGCAATGTACGGCTAAATTGCTATCCATCGGCAATACTCCATCTAGATAGTCGTTATACTCTTCAATATCATCATCTGTTGCGTCCGGCAGAACAGCCTTCTGTACAAACTCCAAGTCAGACAATTCTTTAGTCTCAGTCTCGTCAACCTTGAAGTATTCATACATAAGCTGCGTTAAAAACTCAACCTTTTCTGTTACAGTTGCCTTATCTTTTGTGTTTTTCTTCTCTAGAAGATCGTCCCATGCCACCAATTCATTATGAAAATCGATTTTCTTACTATGTAAAGACTGAGCGAACTCAGCCATAAACTCAACAAATTTCTTATCATCTTTGCCGAGGTTAACGAATCTCCCGAATACACCGAACCAGATCGCTGTATCTTTCTGTGTGAACATATCCCAAATCTCTTGCCTATCATCAATTGCATCTGTCAATCGAATAACAAGATCATCAAAATTGTCAAATGTTTCAAGCGTAGCATTATTTTTAATAAAATCACACATGCGACCAAACTCTTTATTCCAATCATCTAAGAATGTTGTAGTCATAATGCTTTCAACAACCGCTCGATTTCCATCTCCATTTGTATCTGAGTGTTTCGTTAAAGCACAACGATTTCGGAAACATTCCGTGTTTGCCAATCCTTTGATTCTTGCCGCAAAAAGTTCACCGAGTTTGATCAAACCTTTCTGTTTTCCATTCATCGGCTTGCCATCGTTTGTTCGCTCTATGTGATAAGCTATATCCTCATCGCTACAATTAAGATATAAAATATAATCAAAACTAAAATCTAAAAATTTCTCTTGTAACGGCTCCGGCAAGTCTTTGAAATAACAGTTTCGAATATCGAACTCTTTAACCTCGGTAATTGGCACATCAAATTCATCTGTGATAATTTCTCCATTCTCATCTTTTTTATTATCCAAATACTGGATCATATATCGACGAATTTTTTTAGATACCTTTATTTTATTGGTTAAAAAATACATTGAGTTCGTACAGCGTTGTTTTCCATCGACGCACCATGTTAATCCACGTCCGTCCTTGTTCTGTTCAGCCAAATATAACGGTGGAATTGGATTACCTTGCAGCATATCAGACACAAGGTTTCCAATCTGAATTGTCGTCCACTGATTGGACTCACGCTGCAAAGGATGATTGAATAGCCATGTCTTATTCGTCATCTTTTTTCTTACAGACTCCATTGTGATAGATTCTTTTTTACATTTTTCTCTTGTTGTAATATCTGTTTTGTTGTCCATAATAGCATCCTCCTCATAATCTTTACGTGCTATAATACAGCGTTTTTCAAAGCTACCCATTCTTTTGATGATCAATTTATAGCGTTTTTCATCAATATGTAATCGTTCCTGAATCTCTTTTGGCTTAAATCCATCCATGATCAAATCGGCTATGTTTCGTTCTAACCCGGTCAGGCTGTTCAGATATCTTTCAACATTTTCTGACAACTCCGGTTCATCATGATTATTTATATCAGGGATTACTTCTGAAATACTCAAACCGTCTTCCATTTGATAATCCAATGACACAGGTTGCAATATTATTGGCGTTTTATTTCCATTGGCATCCGTTTCATAGATCTTATCTTTTCCTTTGTCTATTAGGTAGTTACATCGACCATCTGTCATATGATCTCTTGTCCAAGTGCAAAACTTTCTTTTAATATTGCCTGTAAAATATGTTGCAAATTTTACCCCCTTTGCCGGGTCAAACTTGTCGATGCTTTCTATTAATACCATCATACCCTTAGATATTAAATCATCATACTCTGAGTTCGGCACATTTTTCTTTCGAATAATCGGATCACAAATGCTGCGCAACTTACGCATATCATTTTCCATATACTCATTTGCGAGTGCCATTTGTTCATCCGACCATGATATTTTCTTAGTCATTTCATCACTCCTCTCGGTTTGCATATAAAATTATTCGCCAAAATAAAAGCAAATTTGTCCAAAATTTACACACATCCTTTCCGTATTCGGTTGTTCGACAGTGGGAAACTTATGAAATACTTGACAATTTTTTCCATTTTTAATAGAATAAAATCGTATAGGCGTAGTTTTACCATAAGGCTACTGTCTATCAATTTTGTTTGCGCTCTGTGGGGAGGTGTTGCAGCACCGTTTGACCCACAGGGCTTTTTTATTACATGTTCAATGATAGAACACTTGTTCGGTTTTGTCAATACATTTTCCGAACATCTGTTCGGTTATTAAATACTATAGTGTGTAAACTTCCCTTATTTTCTAGCAATGGAAGCTTATTTTGATTTGAGGACAAAATCGATTTAGTAACAAAAGCGGACGATACTGAATAGTACCGTCCGTACATATTTACATATTCATTAAGATATCTTTCATGCCGGTAACTCCGTTTGCATAATTATCCACAGTAGTCTTCATTGCGGCATGTCCAAGTTGTTGCTGTGCAAATACAATATTACCGGTTGATGCTAATACCGTGGCACAATAATGTCTTAACATATGCGGCGTAATGCCACAACCATAAATATTGAAGATGTTTTCAATATTTTTCTCTACCATTCTTGTTCCTGTTTTATTTACAAAAACGGCTTCCTCATCAACAATCCCTGCAAGATTCGTCCTAAATTGTAACCAATCAACAAGTGCCTTATATGCTTTGCCGGTCAGATATACGGTGTGCAACTCCATTTCTCTGTATTTCCCTTTTGGAAGGATCTTCATATTTGGAATATCATCGTCAAGATGCAAATTTCTCATGTCTAGTCCGGCAAGTTCCGATTCTCTTATTCCGGTGCCTTTAAATAATTCATACACTGCCATATTTCTCTTGCGTACAAATTCATTTTTGTTCAGCATAATCTTAGTTCTCATATCCTCAAGCTGTTCTTTCGTAGGCATTTTGCTAACTAAGTTATTTCCTGATGAGACTCCTCTATATCTCACTCTGCTATAAAATGCATTGATATTCCCAATTGTTGATCCTTGCAGATAACTAATATGAGTTAAAAAGCTTCGGATAATATTGCGGCGAGTTTCTGTTGTCGTTGGAGACATACCGTTATCTTCTTTGTGCTGCAAGTACATACTAATATGTTGCGGCAAAAGATCATTAAAGCTTTCTGTTTTCATATCTTTAATATTCTTTTCCTTAATTATATTCTCCCGTATAAGCCACAATACAAAATCTCTAATTGCATTCCAATATGTTAATGCGCCGGCTTTGCTTTTAATATCCTCTAAGTAAATACGCATAAACATTGGAACTTGATCGTTATCCAACTTTTGTCTTAATTTCTCAGCATTTTTAGCTTGCTTTTGATCTTTGTACATCAAAATCACCTATCCTTTCATCATAATATTCTCCACGAATCTCTATTGCCTTATTAAATACTTCCCCATAATCGTCGCAAAATCTAACCTCAATATTTTTTGTTATCATTCCGGCACATTCTGGATTGAAACAGGTTAGATCTTTTATATGCCATTTTGATCTTTGATGCTTGCCACGTTGTATACCATCTCCTAACTGATTTTCCTTCATACAGCGCAAGCAAATGAACCTTGATTTGCGCCGAGGGTTTCCATTTCGCTTACACATAGTAGCACCTCCTCCAATAAAAAAAAGAGATAGCAATTGCTACCTCTTCACATTTGAAAACAGTCTTTCAATTTCTTTTTTTCATAACCACATCTCCATTATATTTTGTCTAAATCCATAATTGCGGCGTAATTGGAATTAAATGTGGGTTATCAATTCTTTCTCTAATTCCTTCAATATTATCATACCAATAATCGCATTCAAGATAAGGCATATTATAATGGTATCATAAATTTAATTTATGATACCATTATAAATAGAAACACCTTTGATTGCCGAGCAATAATGTCTTTCTAATTCTTTCTTTGCATCCTCAATATCATCAATGACCCACTTTGCCAACACTTCAGGATTCCGATCAACTCCAAACAGTGTATCACCGTGTTCGAATTCCTTATATTCTCTTGCTGTCATGCTTACTTTGTTGTGTAATAATCTAATTGTATTATACATAATAATCACTCCTATCTATATGATTCATATTATCGATTCCGGTAATTACACTTCTGAAGAAACGAAAGAAATCGTTCGTCTTAAGTGTAAACTCAGTGATGAACAGATTTTATTTTATGCTAAATCTTGATACGAGATCATACAACTAAATGGCATATCTTCTTCATCATCCTCATCATCATCTTCTTCGTATATAGTACAATCATATCCATCGTTACCGATAACAAAATGTTGAATCAATTCTATATCTAACACATTTGCTAATTTGTGCAAATTCCCTGTAACGATAACATCAGCAACACTAGGTTCTGCAATTCCATTTGGATGATTATGAGCAACAATAAATCTATTTGCTCCACTTAACAAAAGAAATATACCTAGATCTCTTGTATTCATATTACATTCATCTGCCATACCATGCGATAATTCATAAAGTCCAACTGGAATATTGTGATAATTAAATGCAATGACGTATGCAAATTCCTGCGTTAATACATTCATATCTAATTTTTTATTTAAGAATTCAACTATATTATCATAAGATAAAAAATCTTTTTCCCAATCAAATTTCTTAATTTCTTTTAAGAATGGATGATTAGTTTTACTATTTCTTCTTGTACAATATTGTGTTACTACCATAATAATATTCTCCTTCCTAATCAAATATCGTTTCTTCAATAATATTTGCAGCTAAATCATTATATTTGTTTCGATTATCTTTTACATATATCTTGGCTGTCGTGTCAGTTCTGGAATGTCCTAATAATTGTTGTACTACATAGATATTCCCATTTGTCTTTTCCAACATTAAATTGGCAAACGCAGCCCTTAATTTATGTGGAGAAACAGAATATCCCAACGCCTCTTTCGTGAATTTACTTACAATCTCATATAAGCTCCGTTGACTTATTCTCTTTCGTTCAGAAGATATAAATAAAGCATCTTCATCTTTGCCGCATAGTAAATTCCCCCTTGTATTTATCCATTCTACCATAGCGTTTTCCAATTTTGAACTCATTTTAAATATTTTATCCTTGTGTCCTTTTTCAATGACACTCTTAATAGTATGCGTATCAAAATCAATATCTTCTACATTAATTTCACTTAATGCCGTTTCACGAATACCAGTTTGAATAAATAGCATCATTATTACTCTGTCTCTACTTTGCCATTTATACTGTCTTGCAACACATCTATTATTCCCAGCTCCAGTTTCAACAGCTAATAAGATATCTTTTAATTCGTATTCATTCAAAAAAATCCGATGTACATAATCTTCACCTTTTGGTCTTTTAATTCGGTGCAACGGATTTTCGTTGATATATTGATTGTCATATAAAAAATCAAAGAAACTTTTTAATATACTATGATATCCTTGCCTATATGATAATGAACTTTCTTTTTTGTTTCCATCATTATCTATTGTATAAGATATAGAATCTAAAAATTTTGATACATCTAATTTTGTTATATCAGAAACTTTTATATTTTTTGTATCATCAGAATTAATATAACATAAAAACTTGTTAATCTTTCTTATATATTCCAAACAAGATTTTGGCTGTCTTCCTGATTTAAATTCATAGTAATAATCAGTTACAACATCAGGTAGTCCATTTAGTAACTTATCAATTACTTTTTCTGTTTGCAGTGAGTGTTCTATTCTACCTTTCATTATTTATCACCTTCTTATCATATTTGTTAATTTATTAATATTATTTATCAACTCTTCTAAGCCTTCATTAACATCGTGAATAGTATCCGATAATTCATCAATCTCGTCTTGTTTTGTTTTCGGTTTATATTTTTCAAATACTTTACCACCATGCTCAACATACATATCATATAAATCTTTTCCATACATTATTTCAATTAATTCGCTATCTTTCCAGATATAATAATCTGGGACTTCATTTTGAGGTGCTTTATATCTAAATATACACAAAATATTAAATTGTACATCTTCATAAGAATCACCATAATGTTTAATGTTTTCTTCATCGCTTTCAGTATAATACCATTTCATCACATTACCCTCTTTCTTGTCTACGTCTTTTGACCTTTGCTTCTAATTTCTCAATATATTTGTCATTTAAGGCATCTGCCTTGCAATAATAAATAGGACTCGAATAATATAACCGATCTTTATACCATTCCCAGTCCGGATCTTTCATCCTCCTTTCATATTCAACCACATATTGAGGAAAAAATACATTAATATCTTCCATTAATGCTCCCATTCCTAGCATAGATTCTATTGTACCATCGGTAAGTCGAACCATTTTCTTTGAGTTATAATCAAACAATACACAAAAATTATCACAACTTTTTGATGGAACATCTTTTCCACAGAATTTTCTTGTTCCGCACCAAAGATTTAACATTCTCATATGTTCTAATGTAAATATCATCTTTCGCGCAACATATAATTCCCCTGTTTCAAAATCTTTATATCTATATCCAGGAAATATATCTTTTGTGTGTTCATCTGTTCCGTATTGTATATGTGTTCTATCACTTTCACCACGAGAAGTTTTAGCTTTCTCTTCAAGATATTTTCTTTCGGCTCTCTCATTAGTTAAGTTCCTTACGTATTTCCCAGTATCGCTATCTCTTAACCATATGTCTCCGTTAAAAGCATGTTCTATACTCATACGATGATTTGTGTTCAAATCTCTTCGCACCGATCTATGGTCAAAATAAGTATTAGTCTCATTATCTCTATATAATGTTTTATTTTCATTATCTTCTAATGTATTTTTAATACTAGAAACACCTTTACAACCTAATCCAAAAGCAGTATAAAATAATCCAAATAACCCCATATGTTATTCCCCCTTGCTCCATCCTATCATCTTCTCTTTGTAGTCTGCACCAAAACTTTTTCTCATAAATTCGTCTGCATTTTTTCTTTCTTGTTCTTTTCTGTTTTTACTATATATCAAATATGGGATACCGTGTATTATAAATAATGCGATTGCACAAAATATTAAATTTGCCATAATTTTATCCTCCTAAATTTTTATTATCTGTTTTAATATTACTGTCTTAATTATATCACGTTTTATGTCATAATAAAAGGACAGAGAATCATTACTTCAAGTCATTGCAGGAATTTCATCTGATTCATACCATCCCGGTTCAGCATAATGTTCTTTGCAATATTCCATAGTTTGTTCCATATCCATACCATACAATGTTACTTCTCCGCTCTCGCCCCAATAATCACCTGTTTTGCGTTGCTCTTTGGAATAGAGAATAGCATCGTCATTATCAACATATGCCATTCCCAATCTTTCATCATCAGAATCAAGGTATACATAGTGTCCAAGGCGAACATTATACAGATCTTTTCCGGAACTAACCCAATTGTAAAACTGCTCAGCCGTGTCAAATTTGATCATTTCGCTTATCATATACATATACCTCCTTACGATTCCATAATCAATACATATATCCCATCATCAAGTACATCATATAAAGCGATTAGTTCACCTGTTTTTAGCTTCAAAATTGGAATATTCTGAATATTTTCATCAATACATTCATTAGGAGTTTTAAATTCTTTAGTTTTTAATCTTGTCCCATTTTTAATTCCACCACTAACAGAATAAAGTTTCTGTCCTGTTTCCAATGTAGTGATATTAATAGAAACACTCTCGTTTTTTACTTCAATAAAGTCTGTTCCAAATATATTTATCATATCATCAATCTCCTTTCAGACTTGAAATTTCCGTTTCATTAAAACTCAATAGTTACATCTTCTGAAATATGATCACACATATATCCTTCGTTTTCCAAATATTCGCATACTGTATCAACAACGCTGTCTGTATCATATTCTCCATCACATCCTTTTTTGTATTTTTCAATTACATCTTTTGTTCTTTGAATAATTCCATTCGTTAATTCCTGTTTACCTTCAACTTGAATCATAGTTTCCACATTTGTACCACAACCATCCACGTCTACATCAATAAGTTTAACAATCTGTTTCATAAATATTTACCTCGCTTTCTAATTTTGAAATCTACGTTTCATATTTGTTAATTTCTTCTATATTTCTTATAATTAATACATATACCACAAATATTACAACACAAATAATAAGAAATATATTGTCTATATAATTTAGCTGTGCCGAAAACGCTATTCTAATTAAATTTCCCATTAGCAAAAATAAAAATGATTCACAAATTCTTTTGATTAATTTTACATGTTTCATAATATTTCCTTTCCAAATCATCGTTTCATTCTTACAAAATATATTCTCCTGTTTCTAACGATTGTGGTATTAACTGTACATAATCTGGATGGCTTACAAATTTTACATATTTCAATATGTATTCCTCTGCATTGTTAAATTCCTCTTCGTTCATTTTATTCGCATCTTTCAACCCAAGTTTGAATTTTTGTGAAACATTATTTACTTCATCCTCAATTGGATAATATTTTTTACTCATGATATTGCCTCCATTCTTCACAGGAAATCCTCATTCATCTGTTATCCATATCATAGTATCTATCTTTTTTATTTAATTTGTATCTTGCTTTTGGAAACACAATATCTTTTCTATTAATAACAAAAGTATATGTATGCTTATCTTCGTAATACCCCTTCACATTTCCATAGATTATCCCATCAGCTCTTAATAATCTTTCTGTTCTCATATAAACCTCCATTCTAAAAAGACTTGAAACTCTTGTTTACTTACCTAGTTTCTTTCATATTTATAGTAGCTTCCAAACCAAACAAGTTTTGGATTCATAACAGTGCCTATATTTTCTTTAACCTGACCACTATCTTTAAATCCATTTTTAATCATTTGCTCTGCATGTTTATTACGTTCCTCTTCTGAATCATAATGGTATTGTTCTATAAGTTCTGTATAAGAGCTGTGATCTCCATTTTCATATGAATGTTTCTTGATAATACTTTCTTTTACAATCTGCATATTTCATCACTCCTTTACTTCTACATTTAATGTAATCTCATACTGCTCACCTTCAATCAACCGTTCATTTAACACTTCTGTTTCTAAAGGATAATTCATATCATCAATAGAAACTCCATTCTTATCTACAAAATCATAAACTCCATCTGCCTTATTCCAAAAATCTCTTAATGTTTTTGACATAATAAATCACTCCTTACACATATGCTAACAAATTATCTTCAGTTCCGTCTGCAATTTCATAATCTAACCACCAATCATGTATTATTTCCTTTATTTTTTCTGACGGCGTTGACTTTCTTAATTCGTCAACTTTCGGTTTCCATAATTCCGTTTCAAATTCAACAACGACTGCATTCTGTTCTTCATTTAAATCATCATATGATCCACTACTTAATAAGGCTCGTACTGCTTTTTGCATTACTTCTTTAATTTCCATTATCATCACTCCATTTCTACACGACTTCATCGACTTCAACTACATCAGGATTATCACTAAACCATGAATCATTCTCTGCAATTTCCTCTAAGTCAATAAAATCTCTTTCAGGGTCAAAGCAATCGTTGTGTCTCAAATAAGCTGCTTTCACCTTTTCTCTTGCATCTTCATATGACTCTGCCTTTACAATTCCAACAGCCAACTCTTCAATCCTGTAAGCATATAAGTTTGTAATATCTAACATATTAAGCACTCCTTCCTATAATAAATCTCTTAACTTTTCCGCAAACTCTTTCAATGTATTTTCTTTGTATTCCTCGTTATGTACTAGATCGACTACACCAGGAACACCTTGAAATCCATTTCTCTTTGCTTCTAACATAAGATATGTTTCTTCCTCAACATCAAAGTCGTCATAAAGTTCCCACATTTTTTCGTGTAAAGTCTCTATTAATTCTTTCTTTGTCTTTGGATTCTTAATTGTAATTTCAGTACACCAATCCTCATTACAAGGGTTATCTCCCTGCATGTATAACTCAACTTCACTATTCTTTATCTCTGATATTCTAAAATCAAAATCTGTTCCATCTGATAACTCATCAAGATATTTTTCTAATTTATCTGTTTTCATAAAATCAACCATCCTTTCCATTTGAAATTGCTATTTCAATTAAGTTGCTTCATATATATGATAACTCTCTATTACTTAACCAATTACATCCCCGTCGGCATCTTTCGTATAACAATATTCCCAGTCACCATCCCCATCTTCTGTAAATTCTCCACCATCTGCATTTTCTGCAATTTCCTGTGCTTCTTCCAGTGAGTTAGCCTCTACGTCTAAGTACACATAGTCTACCGTTTTATACACAACTCTATATTTTGCCATGATTATTCCTCCATCAATTCTGTCTCACAATTACTATCGTAACAATTTTTAGGTGCATTTCTTCTACCTTCAAAGATATCATCTTTGACGATTTCTTCTGCCTCTTCCTTACTATTTGCCTCTACTTCATAGCTATCACTGTACGATTCACAATACGTGACTAAATATTTTTTCATTTCCATCAACCATCCTTTCCATAATGTGTTATAATATTTACATAGGAGCGAGGACTTACACGGTTGCTGTCACAACCGATGCCTCTTATGTTAGTCGTTTTCTTCGATATGTTCCCATGCTTCCTGTTCGGTTGGGAATGCTGTGTCACATCCCGGAACATACCAATCTCCGTACATCATGTATGGCATACTAACACCTCCTTGTATGTATTTATAGAAAAGGCAGGGACTTAATAGCCTCTGCCTTAACTATCCAATATATTATTCTCTTACCACGGTATCAAAGTGTACAAAGTATCCGGTTTGATCTCGCTGTGTTCAAACTCATATACATATGCCACATTTTCACACTTCATCAGAACGCCCGGCTTATCTGTATTAAGTAGAGCAACATTTGGATATTTTTCTTTGAATATCCCTTCTGCCTTCTCTAATGAATCAGATATGATCATCCCACTGTCTCCGTCAATATTTTCATAAACAAAAATCTTCTGTCCGTCCATTTTACTCATCCTCCTCTGTTGATTGACCTTCATATGCCGCTTTTACTTTACGTAAAGTTTCCCTATTCGGACACATATCACACAATCCCTGTTCACAATATTTACACATTACATCCAAAGCATGTTGCACTTCTCTTACATCCTCTAACGTCACATCAATTCCTCCAATCCGTTTTCATACAAATCTACAACATCCAAAACTTCCCATTCGGTTCCTGTGTCTAGCACAAACTGGTCGTATTCTTTTTCAAAATCTATACCCGCTTTTTTGCTATCGCATGTATTAAGCATCACGTTTCTCTCTTTCGTATACATATCTTCCAATTGTTTAATATCTCTTGTCTGTCCATCAATTATGAAATCTACGCCGTCATAAGCATGATACCAAACCAAGAGTAGATTTCCCTTTGAAAGATCAATTTCAAAAATTTGTGTTACATAGAACTCATCGCCACCACCGCAGCTTATACGATTCAAATCTTTAGAAATATCGAACCCTTCCTCATCCTCCACATTCTCTTTGCACAATTTAATTGCCGCAACAACAGCTTCTTCATGAGTCTTATGTACTTCATACCATGCTTCAGTGTAATTTTCATCATTCAAGCCACATACTAACTATACTTTATCCATGTTTACCTCCTAACAGTGCCACACCATGTTTCCATCTTCGTCCTGAATACTTAACACATCGAATGTATTGACCTGTGCCGCATTGACCGCTCCTGTAAACTCTTTATTTGTATACCGTGAATTTGCCTTATTCAACACCTCTTCAATCGTGTTTTCATCAATATCTATATCCAAAGTTGCATCTATTGTCACTCCGTATTTCATAATTATTCGCCTCCTATTGTAAATCACCCAATATCCAAAATTCCGCAAAGTCAAGCACATCATTAGGAATACACTTAGCTTCTTCTTCGTCATCATAATAGAACGATCTGCCTTTTAATGTCGTCTCAATCACGTCTTTTTCTTCATAAATAATCTTATATTTCACTTCATTTGCTGTTTCACTTAGTTTCTCAATTCTCAATACATTCATGTTTTATACCTCTCTTTCAATTTCTACACATTTAACAGACCATTCAGGATGTCCATTTAAGATACATTCAATCTGTTCGTTTCCCTGTAATTCATCACACCAAAACATTACATAACCAAGTTCATCTACTATTGCACTCCTATACATTTGTATCACCACACTTTCTAAGTAAACAGTTCTTTCCTTTGGTTTTAATCTTCATAAAAACTACGTTTCGCCTGCATCAGTTCGCCATATCTCGCTTCTGCTAATATCTGCCACCTACCTAAACTATGATCCGATTTCACATTCTTTGTGAATTTTCTAACACCATCCCAAAATGTCTCCATATTGTGTAGTGTCCTTAATTTCTTAATCTTTGCATAATCTGCACTTTCCATAACATAACTTTCCAACATATGACCACTCCTTTCAAAGCAAGGTGGCTTATGCCACCTCACCATTAATATGTTTTGTAAACGCTGCCTCGCAATTATTTTTGATATTTATTGGTAAAATCAAGAAGCTGTATTTGTCTCCCTTAATCACGATTGGTGACTTTGCGTTGATACCTACACATTCAGGTTCATCTGAATCAACAATGCTAAAAGCATCGGCAATAAAACTTGGATTGAAAGCGATATACAAATCACTCTTCATATTGTTTTCGCTTGTTGCAATCTCATCAAATGCCTCGTATTTATGTGTTTTAATGTACGAATATAATCCTCCGTTTTCGCTGTGAAATACAACCGGAGCATCCTTACCGTCATTCACTCTTAACTCGTTATTATATTTCGCCATCTCCAACATACTTTCCCTGTCAGGAACAAACTTAAAATCAGAGTCAAATCGAAGCAATTTCTCAACATCAAAGTATGTTCCATCCTGTTTACGTCTAACGTAAGTAAAGTCATTTCCATCGACTTTCACATATTTTTCATCCTGTGAAATCGTAACCTTACTTTCGGATTTCTTACTCATTGCTTTCTTGAATACAGGGACACATGAACGATTAAGCATCACGCTATTTTCACTATATACTTCCTGATCTCGTAGTGTTCTCATACCGATTCTGTGTCCCTCAAGTGCTTCGATTCGATTTTGTTTTGTGTTGAAGTTAAAACACTGCATTGTCATCTTATTGATATCGTCGGATGTATATGTCTCAAGGTTTACCAGTGTTTCAAGCAACCAATTTTCTTTTGCCGCAAGGATTTTCTCTTCTGTGTCATCCATAATCGGCAGGAAAATATCTACATTCTGATAACGTGGCATCGTAACTGTTTTCTTGCCACACTTAATATTGATTTTTCCTACATCTCCCATATCCTCGGTTGTAACATCTTCTACTATGATGTTTCCCTTCATTTGTGTTACAATTTTAATATCATCAATGTCAATACCAAATACTCCCGGCTGTACATCATATGCCTGATCGTTTCGAATCTCGACATACTGTTCTGAATTACTTCCAAGCACTCTTAATAATCCGTCTTTGTCAATCTGGAAATATAATTTCTTAAAATCTGGATTATAATGTTTCTTGTCAATCACTGTTATTCCCTTATCAATCATTGCCTTCAGTTCTTTTGCATTTATTGTAAATTTCATCATAGTTATATACCTACCTTTCACTCAATTGTTTTAATCTCTATTACCAATATTGTTCCTATTCAATTTCATATAAACACTCAAATGTTTTGCCTATTTCTTCATATGATGTGATTATCGAAAAATGATTCAAGTAATTCTTAATTCCATTCCTGAAACAATGTACAATAGCATCAATATTGTATTTTTTATCAATACCATTATCTTTTACTCCACTAATTACCCAGTCTACAACTTGCTGATATGACTCCTCTTTTGCCATTGCTGTCGTATCTGAGTTACGAATCCTTTCCATAACATCACGGTACATAAAAGCATAGTTATATGCAATCTTTTGTTCTGCCGTGCAAATCTTTTTATCCACGCCCCTAATTTTGTGCATTTTCATCATATCTTCCTCCTATAATCCCAATCCGTGTTCCTTGCTTAATCTCCGTGCAATACAACCTTTGATTTCCTTTGCGTGAATCGGTACGACCACCGTTTCCGTTGTTGTCCTTTCCCAGATTTCATGACCGCTGTTGCAACGATCCTTCTTAAATCCGTTATCTGCAAGTGCCTTAGTAAATTTTCGCACCGGCACACCCGGTAACTTAGCCATATAACCACAACCTTTCTGCCCGTATAGCCGTTAGCCCAGCATTTGTCTACAGCATTGATACAACTACAACACAACTTAAAATCAGTACCATGCTGCACAAGAAACTCAATGTGTCTTCCTTTAACTTTCGCTTCAATTCTCTACTCATGCTCTTTTAGCTCCTCTTGCCTGTGTAAACGGACTCTGCATTTCGTACTCCACAATATCACGCAGCTTATCAAACATCTGTGCCTGTGTCTTATCAATAAGATGATTTGCAAAATACTCTGTACCTTTGCAATGCTTTAATAATGCCGCCTCCATCTGTTCTTCTCTTCCTGCGAAGTAAGCATACATCTTACGGAATACTCTCAATACTCTCGCCGTATATGCCTTACCGCTATAACTCTCGGCATATCCATTCCAGCCAAGCTTACCAATAATACGTAAGATACTATCCAGCAACTCAGGATTCGAACGTACCAAAGAAATTCCATCACTAATCGAAGTAAGTACACCAACTGTATTTGCTCCATCATCGCCTAACACAGCAACATTGTTTGCCTTACAAATATCACGAAGCATTAAGTAATCTGGCTTTTTGCCTACAATCGCCGCTCTGTAAATATCTCTCGGCAACATACGTGTTCTGTCTTTTGTCTGATCGAGGAACAAATCAATTGCCTCTTCCAACGTACACTCCATAATCTCTACAACAACCGCATCCATACTTGCCTTAAATGCACCGTAGATTCTGTGCTGTCCATCAATTACCAACAGTCTGTTTTTGTATACAAGTACCTTTGGTGCGTCCCACTTGTATTTGTTATAACAATTCCCGATTGCAAAGGATTTTGCCTTCGTAATTCGTCTCTGCCACTCTGGAATATGTATATAAGTTGGATCAACAACCAATTGCAATTTGTCTCCGACTACGCTATTTCTCTTTGCATCTTTAATCATGCGGGAAATATAATCCGTTTCCATTTTGCCAGTAAAACCGTCTGCTTGCCGTACAACCTGCATTTCCTGCTCTGCCTCTTTTGCTGTTACATATGTCTTGTTTTTCATAATTATCGTCCTCACTTTCAATTTGTTTGTAATAAAATAGCGGCTGCCTTGTAGCAACCGCCGCACAGTCTGTATTATTTAATTCTCCAACCGTGGTTCTAATTTTAGTGGTAATTTTAATGTTTGCATTATTTCTCCTTTCCAGCTATCAAAGTCTTATTGTATGCTGTCGCAATGCTATTTAGTATTTCGCCCAATGTTGTCCAGTAACCGTATATTTTATTATCGTCATCATGCCCGACAAGGTACATACCCGGTCTTACAATTCGCTTTGCATTCTTTTGTATGTTAGTTAAGATATTATTTACGGTTTTAATATCATTCTCATTTTTTACCTCAACAATGTCGTATGAGTAATCGACATTTCCATTCTCAAAGAATAAATCAAACTCACTAATGTTTCCCTTCACCAATTTGTTATACTCACTCATTAACACAGTTGTTCTTTCATGTTTTTTACAATCTTCTTCGTTATTAAACACTGTGCCATCGTTTGCAATGTACAGCTTCTTTACTACAACTTCCTTTGTTTCCGTTATTTCTTCTACTCTCATGGTTCTAATCTCCTCTCTACGTAATATCTTACCTTTCCATGTTTTTCGTCTTCCATCCATTTACCATTTGCAAATATGTCTCTTAAACATTTATTGGCTTCGTATTCTGTATCAAAAGCAAAACAACTTTCTTCTTTTGATAAATCTGTACTCAAATAATCGGGAAACCCATAATACTTCCGTACAATCGTGTAATATTCTTTACTCATTTTTTGTATCCTCCTTTCTAATAAATAAGACAGACACATTTATTTGCGCCTGCCTTATTATTCTCTGTTTGCTGCATTAAAAAAGCAGATAGCTTTTTAACTATCTGCTCTCCTCAAATATTATAAAACTGCATTTTCTTATCATTCTATAATCTCTACATCCTTTATAATTATCGCACATCCAATTATAAATTTCTGTATCTGACATATTATGAAACTTTAAAATATGTTTTCTACATTCATTCAAAATATATTCTTCCATATTTTATTCCTCTGTTTCGTTTTCTGCCTCTACTTCGTATTCTTCATATGTTGTAAATGTTACATTATACTTCTTCATAATCATTCCTCCATCCTTCAATCCAATCTTCTAAACCGATTGATTTAATTGTTTTCATTTCATCCTCTGATAACTTGAATTCCCGTTTTATACAATAATTTCTTACTGTTTCAAACTCTTCTTCCATATATTTCTGGTCATCTTCAATAGATTCAGATAAATCTTTAATGATCCTATCTAATTCGTTCATACATGTCAACCCTCTTTCTAAATTACAATTTCATGCCCTTTTATTCTACTGACCAGTTACCAACCTTATTTCCGTTGATGTCAATAATTACACCGTCACTCCAACCATTAGCAATCTGTTTTCCAATACTTTGAAGATTTTTTTGCAACTCATATCTGCCTTCTGTTGTAAGCACATCATCTTCACTATAAGCCGCACCACCTGTTTTGATGTTAATTTTCAGCATAATTCTCAACCTCCCCACTTTCTAATCTCAATACTAAATCAAGCACTTCATCTCTGTACTTAATCATCTGCACTGCTTTTCTAAGAGTTTCCTTTTCTCCAAATTCATCAGGAAGAATATCAATTCCATACTCAACAAGCTGCTTTTCTGCCTCATACATTAAGTCTTTTGCATTCGCTTCTGGAATATAATTCTTACCTCTTGAATCTGCTATACCGGCTTTTATATATTCTGGATAACATAAATCAATGAATCGTGGCAATTCATTATCTAAATCCATCATATACGTATGATCTGGATTAAGAATACGTTTAGGTTTACCGTCTCCACCTCTCTTTTTCATTATTTCTGCAATATCTTCTGTCTCATAAAATTCATTCTCCGCAAGAATTTTTTTCTGAATCTCTTCTGCATTTGCCTTAATAGTTTCGTATAATGCTTTCGCATTAAAGTAATTGCTTTTTAATTTACCAAGAAATGCTTTGTCATACTGAATCTGTGGTAACATATTCATCCCTCCTTATATTACTAATAATTTTGCCTTGTATTTTGGATTTCTTCGTAGGTTTCCATTTTCCCTAATAAAATGAGGCTCTTTATCTGGCACAATCGTGATTGCCCCTTCTGGATTGGTCAGACAATACTTCATTTCCTTATATCCTTCAGGCATTTCATATACAACTTCCATATTTCTTTCTTTTGCAACATCCATGATATGCTCCATTTTCATTTCCGTTGCACTTTTCCCTGTTGCTGATTCAAATAAACGGATGCATTCTTCAATTATCTTGCGTTCGTTTTCCTCTGTATCATCAAGCAACCACTCAAAGTTAATTACATGTCGTTTTCCATCTTCGGTTTTCTTTGTTTGAGGGTTGTATAATCCCCAACAACAACCTTCAGAATCATGGACATAAGTTTCACAACTAATATAATTTTCCATTACTTTATCAGTCCATCCATGTTTATGCCATAAGTAAGGAAGTGAATTTTTATCTTTTGCCGCATTTTCGCAATGGCAGTGCACAATATTAATTACCATTGTTTCCTGTTTTGCATTTTTGCCTATTACATTTATCCATGTACCACATGTTCTTTTATCATCTACTTCATATTTCATCATATATATCAACCTGCCTTTCTAATTTCTTTTAACATATTCGCTTTGCACATCATCAGATTTTCTTTCATATCTTCAATTCGTATATCCATAAACTCTTCAATTGCCTTGTCAAACTGTTTTTCTGTAATGTTATGACCATAATTCGCAATTACAACATCCATAATTTCTCTATATGAGAAGCCACCAAACAATGTATCATTCTCATGTATTGGTGAGTTATAAGTAAACTCTTTTCCATTCCGTGAATCCGTTTCAGGATCATATAACCATCTACTCATATTAAACCTCCTCTACAATTCCGTTTTCTGCGTTGCTCCAATGATATTTTTTTTCGTTCTCCACATTCTCAAAGATTACTGAATATGAAAATGTTTCAAATGGTGTGAACACTTCTCCGTTGCAAATTGTTGGTGATTTCTCTGTATTCCAATCAATACCAAGTTTTCCGTTTACTTCACGAACTGTAAATACAGTTCCATAGTTCCGTGTTTTAATTTCTCTGTTGCATGTGTCGTACATATGCACTTTTACTTTGTCATTTACCTTTAACATAATTCGTTTCCTCCTTGTAATAAAATAGACAGCTAGTAGATTATTCTCTAGCTGCCGTTGCGGTTGCCTTATTCTGTTTAGTTGCTAAACTATGAAATCTTAGTTTCAATGCTTCTTTTTCCTGCAAGAATAGCATCTGCAAGGTGCTTTCATATTCCTATCAGTAAACCAGATTCTTTCATCATCTGTTTGCCAAAAATATTTTCCACATTCCTTACATTTTTTAACATCCTTTAAATCATTTGCATTATGATTTTCTACAGCATCATCTGCGGATTTCTTATTAGCCATCCATGAAACAGTTGAATCGCATGGCATCGTTTGAACTTCCGTTGCAGTATTATCTGCTACAAATTCGTTTCCATTGAAATAGATTTTATATCCTAACATATATCGTTTCCTCCAATCTATATTATTCGCCATCATAGAATACCATCGGCATTTCAAAATCCATATCAAAATGATGCGTTCTAATCCACTCATGGGCTTCCTCGCTTGTTTTAAAGCCCCTCATTACTTTTTGTTCTCCATCAATATCTAACCATTCAACTCTATACATATTTATCTACCATCCTTTCTAAAGAAATGCGAATTTAGTTTGCATTATACAATAATCATAACCTGTGGATCTTCGTCTGATTCGTCTCCTTCATCAGCATCTACACATGCAATTTCTAAAACTCTGTCGTTATCATCATCATAAACTATTACTTCTGAATTCTCATCAAATTCCATTAACTGTGCAATTAAATCTTTTACTCTCATATTCTTCTTTCCTTTCTAAAGAAACACGCATTTATTTACTTTTCATAAGCTCTTGTATTCCAATAATCAATAGTTTTTTCTATCGGATTTTTAGCTTTATTAGTAAAATTCTTATATCCACTTAGCCCACAATCAGCACATTGTATCTTTACGGAAAACATCAAATCATAATTCGGTTCGTCCATATAAATCCTTTTTGAGCCACACATCGGACATGGTTTTGCCTTACTTGATATATCTCTTGTCATATAATCACCTTTCCTTATGAAATATCCATTTACAGTGGTTTTAACTTTACAACGCCTCTGTATATACTCAATCTATGTGTTACATACATCTCCTGCGTAGAATCATAGTCATACACATGCCAAACTTCATTTTCGCTTTTTAGCATAAACTTCGTGTTATTCATTATCTTGCAAATCTTATTTGCACTTGAATCAGGAACAAAGAACGCATTTGTTTTTGAGTGCATAAATTCTGTTCCTTTCTGAGTTTTTGCTATAAGTTGCATATAATCACCTACCTTTTCAAGCTCTCTTCGTCCACAATACAGTAGCACCCAAACGAATCACCTACCATATCATCATCTAAATCAAGTGACTTCAAGATTTCGTCAAATGTGCCTTCGCCGTAATCTTCCCTGTAGATTTCAAGATACTTCTGTTTCTTCGTGACGTAATGCTCTTCCGTTCTACTTCTCAAGCAATCCAACGCCGCCTGCAAGCACTCTGCCTTACACTCCACACTTTCCCAGTACGTAAAGTACGTGCCGCTTGTCCACAATTGATCTTCTTCGGCATCTGGATTATACCCACTCGCCACCACATATTGCGTATCACTTTCGCTTTGTAATAATGCATAGTCATCTTTCCGTAAAATCTCAATCCATTTCATTTTGCCTACCTCCTAACGCAATCCTACTAATATCTTTTCAAGCCAACTGTCTGCCTCATCGGTTCCATCCTCTTCCAATCTCTCAATGACTAGAATTAGAATTGCCTGTGGCTTGTGCAGCTCAAGACTCCGCAAGTAATCCTGATAATACACACTCGCATAACAGGCAACTTCCCTTGCTGTCAGCCCACCCTTGAACACTTCGTTCAAGTAGTTTGTTAACTCCCAAAAATCAGCATAATCTCTCATCTCTCTACCTCCATATATTCATTTTTTGCACATTTTTCTTGTTCGCTTTCCGTTGCTAACATCGCAATACCAAGCGGTACACAGATTAGCAATGCTGTACCATCCATTGTTAGTAATGTACTTGCCACGCCTGTAACAAGTGCGGCAACGCCACCGAATAACCGTGCCGCTTTTGCCTTCGCATAAAGACGTTGCAACTCACTCTTCGTATACATAATCTTCCCTCGCTTTCTTCATAATCCGTGCTACTTCATTTACCGTTGTTGCACTATCAATTGCCGCAAGTACATCATCGCCATACCATAAATCCTTTGCGGCGACGGTTGCTTTTCTCTTGTAATTATATAATTCCCTGCTCATTTGCTTTTCCTCCTGATATTTGTTATAATTGATTTGTCTTATTAGGACGGTTACAACCCTATAACCGCCCTTGATTCGCATGGGCGTCTTATTTTCGCAAGGCGTCCGTTTCCATTTAGAACCGGGAATCGTACGTTACGTTTCCCTGATTGTCCCGGTGAGCATATGCTACAAGGTTTCCGTTCACATACGCTCTGCCTGTTGTTTCCGTGATCCATACAATTTTCATCGCCATACACCTGCCTTTCCAGTGCGTTATTTAAGTTTCCGTGCGTAGTTGTGGCAGTCATTATCACACCGCCTATCCGCACAGTATTTACACACTATAAAAGGCTGGAATTATCCAGCCCTCTAACTATGCAAATATTTCCCTTTATCGCTCCCAGTAATACCAATCACCATCTTTCGTATACAGTGTCAAGTCCGTATCCGTTGCCTTAAAATCCGTAACGGTACGCATATCTAACATATCCTTGCTGTTTTGCGTTGGTTGTGCCGTTTTCGTTCCAATTAAAAAAGCCGTAGCGATTGCTACGACCATACATACTCCGTATATTATTTTCCGTTTCATCAGTCTGTCTCCTTTATTTTTGTGCATAAAAATAGCACCTAACAGATTAAATTTCCATTAGATGCTATATAAACTAATATGACACTTAAATTATTTTTTCACAAGTTCCATTTTATATCCTAGTGCGTCAATAATTTTAACAAATAAGACTAACGACGGACTATGTGTTTTCTTTTCAAACCGTGAAATACTTTGTTGTTTACTTTCCGTTAAATCTGCTAATTCTTTTTGAGAAATATTAGAATCTTTCCGTAATTTAACAACATTATCAATTAAATTTTTTTCTACATCTTCCGCACGAAGAGTAGTAGCTGGTAAGCCGTTTACCTGTTTAACTGGAATTTGCTTTTGGTCGATTGCCACTGCCTCAAGTAATCCCTGCATTGTTTCATCGAAAAATTTACTCATAATTATTCCTCCTTCAAAATTTTTACTACAGCTTTCAAAGCCCTCTTTTCATCAGGTGTTAAGTCTGCCTTTTCATTCTTTGCGTAGACATTGATTAAATATATACTTTCTTTTATATCAACATCTACATAAATTACTCTTGCACCACTTCGTTTCCCTTTACCTTTATTCTCCATCGGAATACGAATTTTTCTCAATCCACCAGTATGAGAAATAGTATCTCCTGATTTTGAATTTTTTAATAAGGTTTTTTGCAATTCTCTTAGGTCATCATCAGTTAATCCTAAGTCTTGCCATTTAGCAGTAAACATTGGTGTTTCAATAAAGGTTCGTGTCATATTATATTCTCCTCCTTTGTTTATGCACCTATTTTACAACAAATTTGTTGTATTGTCAAGTATAAAAATAGCACCCTGTTTTGGGTGCTTTACGTTTATTTTAGTGTGAATGTGCCTGTTTTGGTGCATTGCTCCAGCTCTGCCTTATATGCTTCGCTGTCGAACACACCGAACCCGGTTTTGTCTCCGACTTTGCGACAACCCCAATCGCCTGTATTTCGGGTGATCGTATACAATGTGTTGTCCGTGCACACATTGACGAAGTTTGCGTCAATATAATATTTGCCTGTTATTCTCATAATTTGTTTCCTCCTTTATTTGCTTTCTTATTTATATTGATTATTTTCAAAGATAGTATATGTTCAAATGCTATCTTTGAATGTGCAAGTGGGAATCGAACCCACTGATAAATATATAGTTGTTAGCCATATATTATCCACCACATATTTGCACAAAGACAAGTAGCTACTACTTGTCATCAGGTGACTAAACCTTATACAGTCAACAGTTTATTGTTTTAATTCGCTCCAACTGTTACGAATATCTTTGGTATTTCAACCACTGTTTTATACAAACCGATTGTAAGACATACGGTTTTATCAGGGATATTATTCTCCTGATTACAGAATATACTATCAACCTAGCTACACTAGGCAGTAGGATTTACAGTTGGGGATTGTACCAAACATACCTCATACACGAATACAGATAGATGTATTCAACATTAGTGTTACCACTAACTCTTGTGTACTACCCAATATCCACTTAATACTACAACCAAGTAACCGATTCAATCTTAGTGAGATAATCAATACCACTACTTTCATGGCAGAAACATTTATCAAGATAACGGCAGATAATGATTTTTTAGCAATCAAAACCAATATTATCCATCAATCTGTCAATACCAATACCTCGTTGGCGTTAGACTATCCACATCAGACAACGGCATCTCTCCTAACGAGTTACCTAGTTGTTGTATCCCGGTGGATACCTTTATGACGAGCGTTGTGTCAATCACTGCCTCGTATTTGTACCAAGATGCTATGTGATAGTGTGCAAACACTATGTTTAGTGTGCTTGTTACCCGGCACCACTTTCTTGCCCGGTTTACCAAGTTTTCCCGGATATGGAGTTCATATCCGCTGACCTAGCCACTTGGGGAAGCTCCTACTTCCTTGTCAGTCCTATGCGACTATATCCCACGTATTACACTCTTTCTTGTAAGCATTATGTCGAAAATGTAAGACATACGCTGTACTTGGCAGAGAAACCTAAAGTCTATTTATCACCTACTCATCAACGCATACCTCCTTTTCAGTCAAATTATATCTATGTGCTGATGTCGTGAGTCGGTTTATCTCACTAGAACACATAAACACAGACTTATACACTGCGTCTTTCTAATTTTCGATGACTTTAATAGACCGTTTGGGAACGTCTGACGCACCTCTCTACGACCTGTCATGTTTTTATTGTTGTTATGTATTGGGTTGGTGAATGGAGAACCCATCACAGAGATTGAAACATGGAGAATCTATGTGACCTACCCACTCAAAAAGAGTGGGTAACGCACTAGGCTTGACACCTGTTTATACTCGCCTAGTCGAGTATCAGTCCAGTGTTACTGAACCGTCATTGTGCTTATGTGCCAATCCAACAAACATATTGGCTACATAAACACGACCAAAATTATTTGTGTACCATACTATTTTCATACTAATCAACCTCCTTACTTAGCCATTCTTTTAGACTGTGCATCCATGAACTTTGTAGCATCTTCTACTGTCTTGAACTCGTAAATCTGTACGTACTTGTCCTCTTTGGCAAGAGTGTCATAGACCTTGTTACCCTTGCCAAGTTTAGTCGCACCAAAGTCCTCTGTTGCGGACATTTTGATGGCGTATCTAGCTTTGCTAGATAAAAACGCACCCTTGACGGTACGGACGAACTTGCCGTAGCACTCAAGAGAACCGACAGTCCGTGTGGACTTCTTAGACTCTGTCTTAGGCTCTGATTTTTTAGGTGCCTTAGACTTTGTTGTGGATTCCTTAGACTGTTTTGTAGTAGTCTGTTCTACTTCCAGTCCTAATACCTGTGCTACTTTTTTTGCTTCTGTAGCGTTAATCTGATAAGCTACTCCGTTGACGATAACTGCATTCATTAAATTTTTCATGACGTTCACCTTAACCTTTCTTAAATAAATATTTTTTTGTTTACTGAACTGCTTTGGTGGTTCGCTGTTCAGCGTGGTTACACATTAGCACAAAAAAAAATCTAGTTTTTCAGTGCAAAGTTGCAAAAAATACGGATTTTTGGCAAGTTGAAAATCCGTCAGATGGGGGTAGTAAAAACTAGCAACTGACTTAGTAAATCAGGTATTCCTATAAGCTGTTAATTCCACACACTAACTTAAAAATTCCACGTCCCAAATCAAAAAAATCCCCGTCCCCACATTCTCCAATCCCTACCGCAATATCCCGCTACGACTCATCTCCGCTCCCTTATCGTCAAATATATCGCAAAATCCCCTTATTTACGCCCAAATCACCAATCACAGCACAGCAAAAATCAACCACACTGCACTCAAATCCGCCGCCTGACACAAACATCACTCCTATTAATCCAATAAAAACGAATCAATTATGCACGATGCACAAAAATATAGCATTTCATTTTGTTTACATTGCCCTACTTTTTATTTGTCAAGTCATCAAACTACGCACTAAAGCAGTAAAAAAGTCGTTTTTTAGACTTAACACCAATTTCAGACTTTCCACAATATCCCGGCGCATTAAAAATAGATCCTGTGATCAGGATCGGTCTTGCGACAGCAAGAATTTTAGGTCAGACAAATCAATTTACCGAGAACAATATAATGTAACCGTCAACATATCACCAAAGGAGGTACAACATGTACATGAAATATTATGTAAAATATCAATATCAAGCCGGGTCTTTATTTAATGGAGGAACAATAACAGTCAACACAACAACACCGCTTTCATCAACAGATGTATTAGATATTGCACGCCGCAAAATAGATGTGCCGGAAGATGGATTTATGGATTATTTAGAAATCAAAGCATTTGAACCGGTTGACGAAGGGTTAAAACAAGATGATGCTGAAATACTGCCAAACCAAATCTTGTACGTATATCGTATCAAATATGAAGACAATTATAACTACATAGACACTATACTTGTAAATAATAGATATTGTAAGAAAGAGTTATTAAAGATGATTGAAACAGATTTCAAGCACTATCATAATAATATGACAATAAACAAGATAGAAATATTGTCAGAAATCGAATTAGACCCGGATCAAAAATACGTTTATTAAAAATAGTCCCTATGATTAGGGACGGTCTTGACGCTTGCGGCAAGAATTTTATGGGTAGACAGAGAAAGGAGTAAAAAATGAAATATGTATATTTGATACCGTTAATAGGTGGAAAAGATGATTTATTTAATGAAGATGATAGTTTTATTCTCATTTTTGCTAATAGTTTTGATGATGCCGGGCATCGCCTTGAAGCAAAAAATTATAAATATGATACTAATATAGCAAAATGGAGACTTCTTACCTGTAATGACGAAAACCTCTATCATTATAATGGATTGATATTTAAAAATAGTGATAAATTGTATATAATTAATATGATTGAAAATCATTATGAAAACATATCACAGGAGGATAATATGGACAATTATATTAATGTATATGATTATATGTATTGGAGAGACTATAACGAACAAATTCAGCAATTAGCTGACAAAGCCCTGCCGGAGAAATGGAGTTCTGATTCTGATGATCAAAGCGAAAATAATATATTGAAGAATTATTTACGCTACACATTTAATAAGCTACAAGATGAGAACAAAATAGTTGAAACTGACACATATTGTCTGTTCAATACAGGACTATTTACAACATATTACTCTCCTATTTATGCTTACGGGGAAGTCAATCATAATACTTCAGGAAATGCACAGAAATGGTTTTTCAAAGGATTTAAGGATACTTACGAGCTAGGTCAGTTGAACATCAATAAAGATCTTCCGGAAAGAGCGGATTATTTTTCAGATCCGGCTGCATTAGTATTTAACTGGCATTATCCAATCAATATCAATTATGGACACATCCTTGATGATTTGAATACATCTAGCCGGTTACCAGATTCGATCAAAAACCACAAACATAAATTGGAATTTCTAAAGGGTGTTGTAGATACAGCTATGCAGCGTGTAACAGCAAATTATAAACTTGCCGTGCCGCATTGGTATCAAAACAAAATCCAATTGCTTATTCCTCTATATTTCGAAGACAACAACAAGCCATCTGTCGCATTGGTACTAAATCCAATGAACGGTAGCTATTACCAAGCAGCAACATGTCTATCTATGGATATGGCATACATGGATGCCAGGCTGATAGCTAAACCAGAATCTAATTGGCTGATAACAGAAAACATATAATCTAATATCTAATCTATCGCAGGACAGTATAAAAGCTGTCCTATTTTTATGTCTAAAAATGCAATTTCAATTCTAAGCCCCTTAACAGCCTCATATAGGTGTTTTTCGTTTTAGTCTACCAACTTATCCAAAAAGAAATAAAAATCCATTCTAGCCCTATCAGACGAGTTCACAGATATATATCCATTGTACAAGTTGCACAAAACAGAAACTAAAAAATTGTAACTATTGCACAAAATTCTGTGCAGCGATTACCACGACGTACTGTGCTGCGTTGTACCGGGTATATCAAAACTATACAGATAAGAGAACAGAATTTTAAGAATAGACCCTTTGATAAGGGTCGGTCTTAGACTGTGCAGCGTTAGCAAACAGGATAAGAATTCTGGGATAGACAATATATTATATGAAACAGAATTATAAATCGAGAATAATATATCGTAATCGTTAATGTGTTATACAGAAAGGAGTCAAATATTGTATCAAGGATATAATCATCCAAGATGTAACAAGACAAGAGAAAAGAAAAAGGGGTTTAAGAGTTACCGATCAGAGATCGGTAACGATTGTTATCTTATATTGTTTTATATATATATTATTATTACTGTTCAGTTGCGTTCCTAATTTTGACCTCTACTGAACGGGGTGTCGTTCAGTTGCGTTCCTAATTTTGACCTCTACTGAACGAGTATGAATTAATTTTCGAGAATAATATAATTGGAAGGAGGTGCAATAATTCGCATGAAAAGTGAAAATTTGTTCGACGTATATGATTTTGTTTCTATTGAAAATAAATATACTCCGAATAAACCATGTCCATATTTTACAAAAGTGCCTGACGGGTTGATTCAATGTAATTTACGTAAACAATATAAGCTACATAGGATATTCTATATTATATATATATTAATTGATCGACATAGAAGCCGTGATAATCAATCTTATATAATGATTTCTGAAGTTTTAAGTCTTTGTGGTTATAAAATATCGACGCATAAAAAGAAGATTTTTTATGAAATTATAAAATGTATTTTATTTTTACATGACAGTCAAATGATTGTTCTGTCGCCAAAAATTGATATTGATCATGTCGGTTATAATGATTGTATCCAAGTGGATATAGTTTGCGCAAATTTTGATCCAATCAAAAATTTCACAACAATCACAACTTCACAATGGGAATTTATCACAAACAACCAGACGTTAATAAACACCGAAAACATATTGTCTGTCTTCTTATATATTAATTCATATATATATAGGCGTAAAAAAAATGACTCCAAGATTATGTATCCCGAAGCATTTTGGAAGAGCTTAGAGACTATGGCAAAAGACTTGTCCATGTCTAAGAATACAATTAACAAATGTATCGCCTATTTGTCGTCTTCGTTAAATGGTTGTCCTGCTCTTTTAGTGAAGTATGATCAACAGATTATTCAATATTCAAACAATAGTCCACCAAAGCAAATTCCAAATATTTATGTATTGAATCAAGATGGATATAAAAAAGAAATTGAATTAGCAACTCAAAAAATATTACAAACAAAGAAAGGATAAAGAAGTTTTAGATGAATGGATATTATGTATATAGATTTATAAATTATGATGATGATATCGTCTATGTTGGCAGAACAGTGAACTTATTACAGAGATTTACGAATCACAGCTTTTTAACAGATGCAATTAAGAAAATTGAATATATTACATGCCGGACATATGCTGACATGGTGTGGAAGGAAATATATTATATCAACTTGTTTGCGAACGAGTGTACTATCAATACCAAAGATGTGTATGAGGGCGGCGTAACATTCTTGAATATGAATGATGAGTGGAAAACATATATTTATGACTCAGATACATATAAATTAGATCCTAACCGCATCACTGTCAATCAAGAATTGTTAAAAAACGAAGATTTAATTAACAAAATACCGTTAATTCATATTGTTGAGCATGAAAAAATCAATTCTATTGGTGAAAAGTCCGGATCATTATCTAGAAAATGGTTTTATGATGACAAGAATGAAGAACAATTAGACAGACTTGGAAAGCATGTTACAAATTATTTTCATAATATTTGTCATGCGAAGTCGGCTGAATGTTTGTGGACTACATATGATGAGCTAAAATCTCAGGTTCGTGGTAAATGTTTTCGAAAGGGTTTTATATCATTAAATAATGATAATCGAACAAAAGGGAAATATCTTGCATTTTTATGTAATTTATATTATCCACCACAGGAAAAGATTGATGGCGTGTCAGAGTCAGATTATGCTCTGTCCGAAATGCTGCAATTCATATGGAGATCAGCGATTCGAGACGGCAAGGAAATCTGGGTGTATATTCCAAGCATAAGAATGCGACAGCTATTTCAGCGTTGGATTGAAGAAAATTCGCCGGCAAATCGAGAATAATAAAGCAGACAAGAGATATTACCATTTCACGGCAATATCTCAAGCCCATAAATTGCGCAACGGATGTTACACTAAACATCCCAATTTCCGGTGAGGCTTATCATTCACCGGTGTGACAAGTTTACCTGTGCCGGTACAAGCTAGTGCTTGTACACTATGCCATTTTTTGTAATGGCTACTTTTTCTTGTCCGGTTGCGATCAAGAGTTGTAATTCTTTATACTCCGTGTATTTTCCAATACAGAATTTTACGAGATTACATAAGGTAATGATCACGACCGGACTGAGTATTATTACAAAAATATTTCAGTCCTCCTTTGTTAAAGCATCGTACTTTATACCTGTGAGTGATCAATTCGCAGGAATAATATCCGTTTATAACGAACATACGATTAACAACGGTAACATGGCACAATATAGGTATTATATCACACAACGACCGTCAAGCCAACACCATAACTATTAACTAAGCACCGAAAGGAGCGAAAAAAATGACAATGAAAAGGAGATACACGAAAACATATGAAAGAAAATTTTACAAACAGCTATAGCGGCATTATTGATATCGAGGATTTTTCAACTGAGATTCCAAATAAATCGAGAATAAATAAATATCAGGACGCAAATAATTTAAGATCTAAGTGCGAATCACTGAAAAAATTTCAAGAAAATAAGGAGAAAATAATGAAATATTCACTTGAAGAACTACGAGAGATGAAACTCATCTCAAACACAAACGGACGCCCATCTTCCACTCTTACAGATGAGAAATGGCAGAAAGAATTTGAAATTTACAGATATTTAACCGTTCCAACCGATAAACAGAGATTTGGCGGCAAGCATAGTCGCGAGCTTGGTATTCGGAGTGAAAGTGCCATCACTGAATATAAGGGGGCAACAAATTGGCAGCAATATTGCGCATTTATTAATGATGTGCTGGATAGCCTACGCTCCGGACTGCATGATTATTGCTATTACATATATCAGATTCAAGATTTACTGAAATTCTATCCAAATATGTTGTGCAGCAAATACTGTGATGGCTACTGGGAGGTGTGGCTCGATGCATAGAACGGCATGTCCATATTGTCGATGTGTAGGTTTTCACTTAATTCAATGCCCAGAGTACGAGCCGGGGCGTGCCAAAAAATACTGCACATATTGCGGCGAGGGTATATATGAGGGTGAAAAATATCTAGAAAATGATTGGAATGAGTGTATTCATAGGGATTGCATCCAGTCAGTAGATGAATTGCTGGACTGGATGGGTCTTGGTTATAAAGAAATGGAGGGGGATTATGAATAAAAAGACATGGCGTACAGATCGTGAGTATAAACTTCATGTTAATGATATTCGAATTAGCCATGAGTTTATGCTTGCGCCGCCAAGATGGAGTAAATTACTTCGAAAGGAAAATGAATTTCTAAAAAGCGGCAAATTAAGAAAAATTATACTGAATCAGAAGCAAGAATTGATTGACGGCTATTGCAGCTATTTGATTTTAAGAAGAAACGGTAGGACAAAGCTGCCGGTATGGTTTGTGGAGTGAGGATAAAGAGAGGTATATAAATGGTAAAATATGAACCAGAGTTAATGTTCGCATTGGATGCTAAAAGTGAATTTGCTGATTGGAAGAATATTCACAATGTAAGCGGTGATGACGTACTATATTGTCCTATTTGTTTAGGAAGAGTTAAACTTTGGAATGGTCAAAATCCAAATAAGATTTACAAAAAGCAAAAATGTTTTCATCACATAGATCTAATGTGTTCGAATGAAAAGAGAATTCATTTTGCTTATAAAACATGGTTATTGAAAAAGGGGAGTAAAATTAAAATTAAAGATACTGTATATGAAGTTGCTAGTGTTGACATCGAAAAGGTTTTTCATACAAAATTTGGTAATTACCGTCCTGATATTACTATTGAAGTTAATACCGGAAAAGTATTTTATGTTGAAATAGCAAATACTAATAAAAAGACGGATAATTATGTTGGGAAATGGGATGAATTAGGACGTGATGTTTTAGAATTAGATGTTAATGAACAACTTACAACTACTATGACGAGCGGAATTCCAGAATTCAATCTAATATATTCAGCTACGACAGGGGAATGTTTTTCAAGACATTATTGTAGTGATGAGTATATTCAAATTATAGCAGCACGAAAGAATTATTGGACTAGACAGCACATAATGAACCGCAAAGTACAGTGGGAACGTTTAGATTGGTTTTGGAGACAGGTGCAATATTATTATTTATCAAAATGTACACTTGATGACGTATTGGAATCATTCATTGCCTTAGAGCCGTTAGATCAAAAATTCATATGTAGCAAAATGAGAGGAAAACATAGCAATTTAAGAATAGAATTAGAGAATCATTACACTAATATACAAATGCGTAAAGATTCTCAACATAGACGGATTGATAAAATTATTCGACAATTAAATATGGAATTTGGATTATCAAAAGGCAATGGTTGTCCTGTATTATGCAGGGAAGCTAATAGAGTTAAATTTCACATGTTTGATAATCAATTTATTTTTTATTCGATTGAAGAGTCAACCACGACAAATGATGTATTTGATTATTTTTATGATTATATTAGTAATTATATGATCTCTTTAACTTCGGATCAAAAAAAATATATAGAGCATATTAAAGTTCTTCGAACCGTATATGAACCCATTGTGAAATATTATATTACAAAAATAAATAATTGCAAGAATGGTCAATGGAGTGCAATATATACGAGATCTCAAGAATTATACGACGTTGTTAAAATTTCGTTATTTGGAGATAATTTGATTTTCCATATAAATCCGTCTTGTAATTTAGACGAAAATTCTGTACAAGAATATATTGTTGGTCAATTTGTATATAATATGAAATCTCTTATAGGTAAATTAAAAGATTCGAACATTATGATGGATTTAAGAATTATGGAGGAAAGATGAATGATAACAAAAGCAGTATATATTCCTAGTATTGATGCCAAAGATATTTATCTATCAGCACATTACATTAATAGTAATGATGAAGGATATAATCTCAAAATGAGTGACGGTCAATATAATTTAAGAAAATTTAAGAATACTTTAGATTACAGTTTAGATTTGATAGAGTTGGAAAAAATATATTATAAAAAATACAGACGGAGAGATTTTTCATTTCGAATCAAAAAACATGATTATTCCGTTAATGTTATTAATTTAACCTTTAAATATTCTATCAAAGAATGGAATCAAATGTGTAAAAATGTATATGTAAAATTTGGATATGACTATAGAAAACTTGAATTTAATGACGGAATAGCGAAAAACGCTGCCGGAGAAATTGTTGGTATCAAAATAAATGAAAAAATAAATCACCCTGTAGATGTTCCAAAGCCTTTTAACGGGAAAACCGTAGAGATTTATGATAAAAAAAATAAAAGCAAAATTAAAGACACTCAGTTTCAATATGTCAAAAATAATGAACCAAAAACATTAAAAACCAATGCTGAGTTGCGAACCGATTTGTATACGAACGGATTTATGTGCAATGGAATTAAATATTGTCGTATGAAAAGATCCACAGGATCTGCAAGAGTTGGTAAATGTCTATTTATTAGAGAAGATCTTTATGAACCTATTCTTCGTTACAGTTCTGGTGGTTTGAAATATAATTTAGGAGATCCTATCGATTTAGCAGCATATGAAGGATATATTGCTCTACCATCTAGTAGTATTATTGATACTATATCAATTAAACCTGAAAACATTTTATTGATAGACGACTTTGATAGTGTATTTACTGATGATGTAATCGAGACACATGATGAAGATGGCTGGTTAAAAACAACGGAAAAAAGATGTGAAATCACGAATACAATCTGGGATGGACAATCATTGATGGATAAATCATTATTTGGAGAGTATGAACAATATGGTATGTTACTGCTACGCAATTTAATGTTTAAGTCATGTTGTTTTAACTGTAATATACAGCAATGGTTTCGAGATAATAATATCACCGATATTTCTCAGCTTAATGGTAAAACAAGGGCAAAAAATCTCGAAGATGTTAAATTGATTACAACGCCAAATAGTATAAAATATTTGAAATTCGGAACTTGGGATGAATGGTTAGATCATCTATATCCTGAATTTGGCGTGGTTAAGCATGATAAAAAAACACATTTCTTTGGAGGTCGTTTAGTTCAAACACATTATCAATTATTAAATACCTTACAGATGTCAAAAGATGAAGTTTCAGAATTTTTGCAAGAATCGTTAGACTTTGCGCAAATGCTACGAGACAAACCAGAAGTTGTTAGATATTACATAAAATATCCTGACATTGATGAAATAACATTAATGGATAAACCAATGAGAGCTAAGAATGATGTGGTTTATAATTTAATGTGTACTAATAATAATTTTGCACAAACTAAATATTATCAAGATTTTTTACATGACCTTTTAGCTTCATATTATAAAAATCTCAAAAACGGACATGTTTATGTAAACGGAAACTATTCTACCCTGCTAGGGAATCCTATTGAAATGTTGCAGCAAGCGATTGGAACATTTACCGGAGAAAGTCAAATTGGAATTGGAAATATTCACAGTACACGATTTAATTACAATCAAATTCTTCTAGCTAGTAGATCACCGCATGTGACTATAGGTAATATTTGGCTCCCATATAATACCCAAAATGATCTAATAGATAAATACGTCAATCTTACCAACGAAATCGTATGCATCAATTCAATCGGAGAAAATGTGTTACAAAGATTATCCGGTGCAGATTTTGATAGCGATACTGTAATGCTTACTGACAATAGTAAACTAATTCGTGCAGCACAAAAAAATTATCATTTGTTCAAGACACCAACTTCATTTGTTAGTTCAACGAAAGTAAAAAGGTATTATACTCCTGAACAACAAGCCGATCTTGATATCAAAACATCTGTAAATAAAATAGGTGAAATTGTCAATTTATCACAAGAGTTAAATTCCCTATTATGGGATAAAATGTATTCTGGAGCGACTTATAATGACATTAAAGAGTTATATTACGACATATGCCAATTGGATGTTATGTCCGGTATTGAAATTGATAAAGCAAAAAAAGAATTCATTATTAATAATGGCAAAGAGCTAGATGCATTGCGCTGCAAATATGATGAGCATGTAAGAGAGTATGAAACTGATGAATGCGGGAATTTAGTTCGTGGCAAAAAACGTATGCCGCACTTTTTTTCTCACATTTCCAAACAAAAGGGATATTATAATCCGGAGAAAAAACATTATTGTAAATATCATACAACTATGGATTATTTGCAAACTATTGTAAATGGGTTTAAGATCAAAAATCCTTACAAAAAAGATTGGTTACCGTTCGTATCTATTTTAGACAATTCAAAGTTCCATACTCCAAATGTCAATCAAAAGCAGATCAATAAAATATATAGTATATTAAAAAAATATGTTAAAGATCGGAAAAATATATATGTATATGATTCTGATACGAGAGATGAGAAAGAAGAAAAAGCAGCAAAACTTAAAATTGATTTAATTTCTGAGATCGAATCTGAAACAATAGGTTTTTCTACTATGTATCAGTTATTATCATCTATTGAGTATAAGGAAAATTCACAAATCAAGAATATTTTGTTGGAAGTTTTATATTTATGCGGAAATAAAAGTTTTAATAACGCCGTTATTAAATCGTGTGAAAATATAACACAGTTAGAAGATAATGGAAAAGATGTTTATTTGTTTGGAATAGGGTATAAAATTGCAAAAAAACAGGCAAATTCAACCAAGGAGACTTAATTTCACCGCCTAAATAGGAGCTATTTTTATTTTACAATGGAGAGGGGTAATTTCCATATAATTATCCCTTATTCCAATGTGTGAGGAGTGAGAGGCATAAGTAATAAAAAATATTATAATCAGGATAGCGTTATTCGACAAGTAATGGAACGTACAAATTATCCATATAAAGAAATTTATTCTATTATGAATACAGTTGGAGATGTTATAGTTGATACATTTGTTCAGGATGAAAATGTGGAAATCAAACTATTTCCCGGATTAAAATTGAACTCACGATATATCCAAACAGATCAAACTGTATCGAAAAATTTAGATATAAATTCTAAATATTCATTTTTTATGTCGGCAACATTAAGTGATTATTTTAAGAAAAAAGTAAGAAAAATACATAATAAAAAATTATAATGATTTTCAAAACAAGTAAATGCTTTACTATACGCACAATGAACTCAGTGCAGATCGGTTTAGTCACCGTGCTGAGAGTACATGGATATCGCCTTGTGTAAATTGGGATACTGGTTTGCAGTAAGGTTCGAAAGATCGTGAGGTCTATCAGAATACCGGGCAAAGTCCTAAAGATAAGTGTATGTACTAATTGTAGATGTAGTAAATTGTTCAAATCCGGTCGCAGCAATAATAGAGAGCCGCTCTGCGGTGCTGAAGCCTGATGCCTATAGTTTGGTACTCTATAGGAGTTAAGTAAGGTAATACCAACATAAGCTGTTTGTCGTGATGATTTAGAAATGAATCGTATAAGACCGGTTATTGGATCGAGTAGCCCAAGACAATTAATTATTCTAATCAAATTATAGCTATGGTCTATAAGTACAAGAATATTGGTCATACTGAATGATGGGTGAAAGTTGTGAGTGAAGAATCTCGCCGATGGTTGTGGAGTGATCCACTGGGCAAAAAGCGTATGAGCGACGGTTCATATGCTCAGTTTTGTCTACATCGTGACAGAATATTATGGGTCTATGATTGGCAATCCGAAGGGATCATTGTGCTTATAATAAAGCGTTTATTTGTTTTTGTTTTTTCATGGTTACCTCCCGCCGGCGGTTACATTCTGTGGTATATGGATGTTTTCGCCGGCACTTTCTATTTAGCGCAGGTTGGACAAGTCAGTTAAAGTCGCCGGACTCATATTCCGGAGAGCATCGGGGCAGAGCCGATACCTGCAATTACTCTCCCACTATTGGGAAATAATAAATGAAAGGGTGAATCAATATAATTTTAATTACCAAAAGTGAAGCCAAAATTCTAAATCAGAAATATGGAATCCCATATAAGGTTGAAGGTGGAATTTCTACATCATCTACGAATAAGTATAAGAAAAATCGAAAATATTATCTTTGTAGTAGAAAATACAATTTAGATGCTTTGAATAACATTAGAAAAATTGTCAAAAATTAGGTTAGATCTATGACAGAAAAAGATTTCAAAATTGAAAAAATTCAAGATGGTAGTTTTCGAGTAACGAGAACAGATATTGCTGGGGATTACCACACACATATGTTATCAAAAAGATTAGCAAATGTTGTTATACACAATGTGTGTGCCGGTAAAATCCCATTAAATTCACGAGATTATACACTTATAAGTATGTATCGATTAAGTAATAATGGCGAATATCGTAAAAAAATTCAGGAAATAATAGACACCCGCAAACAAAAAGGCAAAAAAGAAAAATATGTCAATCCTCATAAGAGATATGGGTGTCGTGGTTAAAATGAAAGGAAATGAACGGAAATGAAGAAATACACATATGAACGTAAAACTACAACAAATATGAAGGTTATTGGGTTCATTGATACAGATCGAATGACTATTGAAGTTAATGGTGAGGAAAAAGAGTTATCTACTCTTCTATCCGATTTTGACGGTAGTGAGGTAGAATTTAACATTACTGTTAAGAATAAAACCGATTTAAGCCTACCACAATCGGACGAAGCAACGATTGAAGTCGCTGTTAGAGAGTAGGTGGTTCAGATAATTTACAAGAGATTGGAAAATGAATCAGATGATGAGTTAATTTACAGGGTATGTAAAGATAAGGATCTGATTGGATCTTGGGTTGACGTTGCGGCGGTTATTAATAATTTAACTGGTAATGATTACGGTGAAAGTACATACCGCAAGAAATTTCAATCATTTCAGAAAATGCTCAATGCAAATCAGGCAAAATTTGTAGATGCTGATGTTCAATTAAAAGAAATTGAAGCTCAAAAGCTTGAATTACAAAAAGAGCGCAATAAATTGTATGCTACGAAAACAGAATATACGAGACAGATCAGACATCAGAGTCGATTCGAATTGTTTTATGAAAACGTAGCAAAGGAAATATCTCTATATGAAGTTCCGGATTTTAGACATATTCCTACAGAATCACAAGAAGAAGAATATGTTTTATCTATTGCAGATATTCATGCCGGAGCGAATTTTACAACGGAAACTAATCAATATTCTTTTGAAGAAATTACGAGAAGATTTAATAAGTTATATTCTGACGTCGTTGATTTTATACTAGAGAAAAATATTTCGAACTTAAAAGTCCTATGTCTGGGTGATGATATCCAAGGTATTATCAGGCTCAGTGATTTACAGTTGAATGAGTCTTCGGTCGTAAAAGCTACTGTGTTTGTAGCAAAGACAATTGCAAGATTCTTAAATGATTTATCTGAATATTGTTTTATTGACTATTATCATTGTCCTACGTCAAATCATTCTCAGACTCGTCCACTTGGAACAAAAGCGAGCGAAATTGCATCTGAAGATGTTGAATACGTTATTTGTAATTATATCAAGGACGTGCTGGCAAACAATTCTCGAATTATCCCACATACAAATTTTGGCTATGAATATATTGAGATTCCTATTTTTGATTTTAAGACAATAGCGATGCATGGTCATACTATTAAAAACATTGATAATGCATTAAAGGATCTTACATATCATAAAAAGACATTTTATTCTACGGTATTCTTAGCTCATTATCATGCAGCAAAAATGGGTACCGTTGGTGAACTGGCTGATACAGATTGTGAAGTAATCGTATGTCCAAGTTTTGTCGGAAGTTGCCCTTATAGTGAGAAACTTATGAAAGGTGCAAAGCCTTCGTGTTGTATATATGGATATAACGAGAAATACGGACACAATGAAACTTATAAAATTATACTAAACAACTGACAGGCGGTGACTCCCCGGAGCATCGACCTGTTCAAATAAAATGTAATGACAGAAAGGAAAATTTAATTATGAAGAAAAATGAAATGATCAAAGAGGTTGCTGAGCGTGCAACAGATAAGATGGAGAAGCAGATATCACAGAAAGTGGTTGATGCTGTATTAGCAGCATATGCTGATTGTGTGGCAGAGAATGTAAAGGCTGAGTCTGATGAAAAGGTGCCTTTACCGGGCGTAGGTAGATTTGAGGCACATAAGATGGCAGCTCGCAGCGGCAAGAGTCAGTTTGGTACAACTGCCGGAAAGACATGGACAAAACCAGAGCATTATATTTTGAAGTTTACTCCATCTGCTAGTGCAAAGGATCTGTAAGGAGTTGATTATTTGAATAAGTATGAAAATATAGATATCGTAGATATTGACAGTCAGGAGCGAATTAGTGAATTATTCATTGCTGATATTGTTGATAACACTATGACAGTAGGCGTTGTATCTGATGAATTTACTGTACAGTATCTTTTCGACGAGTTAATGCAGCTCGACCATACCAGTATGTATTACATTAATTTTACAGGCATCAATGATTTATATTTGATCTATGTAGATTGTAATGGATACGTTAGTATTGTGCCGGCGGAGAATGTATTATTTTATGATGAGATCGGCAAAGTATACATGGATATGGATGTTGAGCAGCAAAAAGATATGCAGGGCTTAATTGACTACTGTGTTGATGAAGATAAAAATGTCGTGTTATTTGGATATGACGATGCGGAATTTTCGGAAGAGAAGGAAGATGATGCACATGTACTTGTAGAGATTACAAGCGACCATACTGGGTTTACATCACATATTTCCGATGATAATTCTTATATCGCATATAGTTATTATTCTGACAGAGAGCTATCGGATGATGAAATTGCGGCAATGGTACGTGATATTTATTTTTAATTATAACCGGGCGTGTAGTATATACTGCACGCTCTTATTATGCGGCGTGATTGGCTGTATCGGGTTCGAATCCTGTACGTCGCCTATATAACACGAGAATGAAAGGAAGTGATTGTATTGGGAAGAAAAGTGCAACATAATAATATAGTAACTAAGGAGTTATTGTCACAATGTAATAAAGAGAATATTGAATTAGGTAATGATTTTTTAGATTATCTTCGTTCTATAGATAGAGCTCCTAGTACAATTGATGCATATGCAAATGACCTAAAAATATTTTGGGTATATCTTTTACAGTATTGCGGCAACAAATTTTTTATAGATTTATCAAAAAGAGATATTTCCAAATATCAGAGTTATTGTCTTACGGAATATAAATGGAGTCCTGCAAGAATGCGTAGAGTAAAAGCTACTCTCTCATCAATGTCGAATTATGTAGAAAATATGTTGGACGACGAATTTGAAGACTTTAGACCGATTGTTAAAAAAATTGAAAATCCTGTAAATGAGAAAGTGTTTACAAAGACTGTTCTCAAAGACGAACAATTAGAAAAGTTACTCAATATACTTGTTGAGAAAAAGAAATATGATCAAGCTTGTATGCTTGCATTAGCTATGAATAGTGGTAGACGTAAAAGTGAACTGCCAAGATTTAAGGTATCATATTTTGATGATGAGAATATTATTTATGGTTCACTATATAAGACTCCGGAACAAGTCAAAACAAAAGGCAGAGGAAGTCGCGGGAAGATGCTTACATTATATGTACTTTCTAAGCCATTTAAGCCATATTTTGACTTGTGGATGAATTATCGAAGAGAAAATGGAATTGAATCCGAATGGTTATTTCCTAAAAAGGTTGTTGGAAAATATGTGGACGAGCCAATGAACTCTAAAACTCTTGAAAGTTGGGCGGAGACATTTAGCGAGATTCTCAACGTGGACTTTTACTGGCATAGTTTGAGGCATTACTTCACCACAGCATGTTCACGAAGCGGATTGCCGGACAGTGTAATTCAAATGCTTATCGGGTGGTCTTCTCTTGATATGGTCAGCGTATATAAAGACGTGACACCTGATGAACAATTTGGAAAATATTTTGCAGACGGTGAAATTAAAAAAGTAGAACAAAAATCACTTTCGGACTTGTAGCAATATTTAATTCCAAATTAACCACTTGCACACCGTACATCTATGTGGTAGAATATGTCTTGTAAAGAACAATTAAAAAGTGCTACCCGTATAGCAAGCGGTTAGCCCCAAATAATTGAATTATAAAAAAGATTATAACCGCTTAGTTTGGTAGACTGGGGCGGTTATTTTCGTTTACTGGAAAGTTTTCCCATGGTAAAACCAAGAGAATATGAACCTCCAGCGATTGCAATAAGAACTAAAGAAAAGTTAAATAACGAATCAAAAGTGACCATGTACTGCAATCCCCTCCTTCACTCTAATATTTCTTCCCGGAGAAGATATCTATGTAAACAGAGGGTATCAGTCCCTCTGAGAGAAGGACTAACCGCCTACCACTTTAGGTAGCACCTTGATGTGACTATATCATATTTGATATTTTCTGTCAAAATATTAAATAGTGATAAACTTTTTATTGCAAACAATATTCTTATGTGTTACAATACGAAGGAATTAAAGATAACAAGCAAAAGGCACTACCTATAGCAGAACGGTTGTCTTGAAATCAAATATTAGTAAGAATGAATCTAACCGCTATCAGTTTACCAGACCAGGGCGGTTATTTTCTTGCGTTCTTACCAATTTCATATCCAATCTTATATGCTGATGTACATAAAATACTAGCAATTCCTAAAGCATAATAAATAGTTTGTAGTGAAATTGTAATCATTTGCAAGTGTCCTCATTTCGCAAGATTCCTCGAAAGGTTTCTATATGAACAGAGCTTGTACTCTCTGATAGAAGACAACCGCTCCACCGTCTTAGATAGTGCTGATATATTATATCATATCACGACAATTCATGTCAAAATATTCCAAAAATAGCGAATAAATAAAAGAACCCTTAAATGGGCAACCAAAATATGTACATAAGCCGAATGCTCTGAAACCATAAGAACTCATCAAGGCTCTGTGAAAATCAGACGGACTAACAGACCGATAGAACTGTATTATCCAAATAAAGTCCTTATGAACAGGCATAAAGGTTAAAAGGGTGACGATAATGTAGATAGTATAATAACAAGCTGCCTCCACTTTGACGAGAGTAGGTATGCTCTATCAATTTGTTGATAGAGTTTTACAAAAATCTTTGTATAAACAGAGAATAATATAGTGTCCAAATATCGAAGCTAGATTCTAAGCAGCCCTCTTCGAGGCACACTATATCACATTTCGGCTTTGCTATTCATATAGTATTGTAAGTCTTACTACCGCATTTTGGTAGAACCGACTATATAACGATTCTAGTGCGCACGAAACCTTAATGCGGTATATCTATCGTACTTCTCTACGTCAATGAGAACCTTTACGTATGACTGGTGTCCGGTCTGACAATTTGGAAAGACAAATGGCGTACTATGTGGTTCGTATCACAGGTTAAATAACTGTACTTCCGGAGTACAGTGCCGGTTAGTTGAACGCTTCAAGCCGGCAATATAATATTTTGTTACGACCTTACGTCGTATACACCACAAATGATGACGACATTTGTGATCTTGACGGCTAGTCACCGTCCATTCGCTGTTTTAGCTCAATTGGTAGAGCAGCTGATTTGTAATCAGCAGGTTGTAGGTTCAATTCCTATAGGCAGCTTCCATCATAATCCAATCCCAAACAGAGAATAATATAGTGTAACTAGAAAACTGCAAAGAAAGGAAAATATGGTAAATAAAAAAATACTGATGTGTGCTGTGGCAGCATGTACTTTGTCGGCGAATCATATATACGCTGATGAAACACATGTTTCTATGCGAGATCTTTTGTGTCCACAAACATACATCGCCAGTGTTACTACTCTCCCACCGGTGAAACAATATAATGTTCTAGAGGATACTGAAAGTGGGATAATTGTTCACACCGAAACACGTATGTATACAACTACGGCTGTAAATTTACGAACGAAAAATACTACGAAAAGTAAAAGCGTTAAATTACTAAAAGCCGGCAAAGCGATTACTGTTCTAGATAAATCACATCATAAATGGCAGAAAATCTTTTATAAAGGAAAGATTAGATATATCAATTCAAAATATTTATCTAAGAAGAAGCCTGCATATACCAATGTAAGGTCTGTTACTTTACATGGATTATCTGAACAGCAAAAGCAGCGAGCGTATACAATGGCTGAAATTTGTATTAAAGAATGGAAAAAATACGGTGTACTTCCGTCCGTATGCATTGCACAGGCTATGCAGGAAAGTACCCTAGGCAAATACTGTTCTCCTAATAATCTATGGCAGATTAAAAGCGGTGCCGTAAGCTACGGCAGTCTTGAAGAGGGAGTTTATGCGTATTTGAGAGTGATTAATAATGGATGCTATAAAGGTGCGCCTTTTGCTAAAGATCCGTTATATCAGATTGATATGATTCTTGCTGGAGGATATTGTGTCCCGGTTGGGAATTATTATAGCTGCGTGAATCAAATTATAAATAAATACGATTTACGACGATTCGACAAGTTAATTGAGGAGTAGCTATGCTCCTCTCCTACTAGCCCCGTTTGATAAGCGGTCTAAATCATCCGACCTTCTATCGGATATGCACAGGTTCAAATCCTGTACGGGGTATAATATATAATTATGTAAGGAGGTACATATGAAATTCAAAATATTATTACGTTGCAAAGACAGCGTTCTCAAAAATAAGTGGGAAGTGTATGGTACGACGACTATTTCCGGTACTACTACAACTTTTGAAGAATTTGAGACTGAAGATCGTACTGTTTTACAGGACAAGATCAAAGAATTAGATAAAGAAATCGGGTTTGAGAATATCCGTGTTGTGTCTGATTGGACATATGACATTGCTGTGAGTGTTGGCGAAGAATAACTCACATATACAGTTATGATCAGTTTGGCGACTGATTGGTAAAAGAGTCGTATTCTTCAGTGCGGCTCTTAGATTATTCGTATAAGAAAGACTGTCAAGCACATCTCATTGACAGTCTTAATCCCAAATTTGTTTTTCTCAGACCTTGGTGTAACCTATAGCCGGCAAGCTCTCACCATCGTTGAGCTTTTCTTCCTTGTAGTTCCTGATGGAATCGGCGCAACTAACAGCCGGTGGAACAGGTAGATGGATGTGCATCTTGTCTTGATCAAGGCTCCGCACTTTAGCAGTGGGGTTCTGCAATACTTCTTATTGCCATAGCATTGGTATTTATCTGAGAACTGGCTTACTCAAAACTTTGGTCAATTTAACCACGGCTCCTTTCTGCCAAATATGGCAATTAAATTATACAATGCAGACAATAAGAAGTCAATTAAGGAGAAGTCATTTCGTATGAAGTGGCTTCTTTTATGTTGTAATGGAATTTAAAAAGAGAATAAATATTTAGTCAGCTATGAGAGGATTGTTACTGTTTCGATTGCAGGTAGTTGGAATTATGGCAGTAGGCATAAGAACTGATCATTCTTGTGTATGCGGGTTTTACACCTAACCTCCCCACTTCTACTGCTATTTTTAGTTGTTGTTTGAGGTTAGGACGAAAGGTTATAGGTGATTTTTTATGGGATATACACATGGTACTACTGTTGATTCAAAAACAAGGATATGTACTAAATGTAATACAGAATATCCAAATACAAATGAATATTTTTCTTATGCAAATAAAAAAATCGGTAGATTAAATGCAGTGTGCAAAAATTGTCAAGCAATAATCAATAAAGAAAAGAGATTAAAAATTATTGAACAAAATAGAGAAAAAGATTTATTTTATTCTGGTACTCGTCATTGTAAAAAATGCGGACGTGATTTACCTAATAATAAATTATATTTTCCAATTGATTTAGCTTGTGTAGACGGATTACGAAATGTATGTAGAGAATGTAGTAAAAAAGAATCTGGATTTTTAGATCCTGATTATAAGGTTTTTGAAAAATGGTCTAAAGCTGAAGATAAAATAATGTATGAAAATTATAAGGATTTTACAGGTGAAGAATTACATAATATATTCTTTCCAAATAGAACCGTAAGATCAATTGAGTGTCATGCAGGTGTTTTAGGAATTTCAGGTAAAAATTATGAAGCACAAAATAGAGCTAATATCGCAAGGAGTTTAAAATGTAGTGAAAAATTAAAAGGAAGAATTATTTCACAAGAAGCAAGAGATAAAATTTCCGCTACTAAAAAAAGAATATTACAAAACTCATGATAGTTGGTGGAAAGGGAGAAAACGAAGTCCCGAACAATGCAAAGCTATTAGTGAACGTATGAAAGGTAAATGGGCTGGCAATAAGAACCATAGACATATCAATCCTTTAAATGGAGAACTTAATGGTCGTTGGAAAGGTGGTATTTTACCAACATATACGGAACTTCGTTCTGATACAAAAGATTGGTTTAATCAATCAATGGAGTTTTGTAATTATAAATGCGTAATTACTGGTGGAGAATTTGATAATGTGCATCACACTACTGCATTTAGAGATATTGTTGATGAAGTTTTTAAATTGACTGGCAAAGAAGTCAAACAACAGGTGTGTGATTACAGTGAAGATGAATTTCAATGTCTGAGAGATGAATTGAAAGACTTGCATGTAATTTATGGATTTGGAGCTTGTATAAATAAAGATGTGCATAAATTATTCCATGATAATTACGGATACACTAAATTTTCTCCATATGATTTCTTAGATTTTATATATAGAATTGATATCGGAGAATTTGACAAATGGTTTAAGGAAAACAATTTACAAATTAATATAAACTACGATTATGTAGAATATTTAGAAGGCACTCTTACTGTTATTGCAGAGAGTGCTTAATTTATTGGAATAAAAGGAGGTGGCTGTTAATTGGCTACAAGGAAAAGGACCACAAAATCAGTTAAATTAACGGCTGCGGAAGCTAGAGAGAAAGTTGAAAAATTACAATATGAACTTGATAAATATGCTGGTACGGCACACTGCCCAATGTGTGATAAACATAAGGATGTGGAAACAAAATTTTATTATGACACAGATCCATTACTTGGAGGTAAAAGTTTCTCAAGAATTTGTCGTGATTGTGCAAAAAAAATAGCATTGCGAGTGGATGAAAACGGCATGGAACACGAGCCTACAAAAGAGTCGGTTCAAAAAGCGTTATACTATCTTAATAAACCTTTTCTTGAAATCGTGTGGAATGCAAGTATTCAAGAATCAGAAAATATGGTTACAGGTAAAAATAAGGATAATGTTTGGACTTCATATATTAAAAATATTAGTATGAAAAATTATGTCGGCATGGGCTACATGGACTCTGATATGTTTAAGGATAAAATAGTTTATGCGGACGAAAAACCTTTACAAAAAAATAAAGAAGAAGAGTTGTCTGAAGATGTGATTGAAATGTATAAGAAGAACAAACGAACTGTCCTTCGATTTTTAGGCTATGATCCTTTTGAAAATGAGCCAATTTCAGAACAACCAATACTCTATTCTAAGCTTGTTAGCTATTTTGATGAATCTGTTAAGGATGATGGATTAAAACTTGAAGCTGTAATTGAAATTGTGCAGAGTTTTAAAGATGTAAAAACAATTAATGATACTATTTCACAATACAAGAAACAGCTTGGTAGTAATCCGGGAGTCATATCAACTATTAAATCTCTAGCTGAGACAAAACAAAAGATGATATCCTCTGCCCTTGCATTAGCAAAGGATAATGGAATATCTGAAAATAATAATAATAGAAAAAGTAAAGGTGCTGGTACTCTTACTGGTATCATAAAAGAATTACAAGAAATGGATTTAGATGGTTCTGAGGTAAATACATTCGATTATGAAACTAATATGGCGATTGAAGATATTATGACAAGAAATCATCAGAATCAATTAAAACAGTTGAATCCCGATGAAAATGACTGGGAAAAGGAAGTTATTCATCAGAAAGGATTATTATTTAATCTTCAAAAAGAAAGAGATAATGCTGTTGAATTTAGTAGGTTGTTGAAAAAAGAAAATAAAGATCTTAAAGATTTCTTATTCGAGAAAGGTCTTATGGATGAGAAAGGACAAGTAATCGAAGATGGCTGATGACAAAATTGTCCTAATGGGTGATTCTATAAATGAATTTACTCCGAAAAATTTTACTTTTTTCAAAAAACCTACATATTATGACATGTCTGAATTAAAATTAGAGGGTTTGAAAAAATTCTCTGAAATAATTCAGTGGGGGCGCAGAAACCCTGTAAAATTCTGCGAAAGATTTTTTGGTATTGAGTTTCTTGACTATCAAAAATATGTATTTATGATGTCATGGATTACGCCAAATGTTGTTTGGTGTATGAGCAGAAATGCCGGTAAAACTACATTAGGAAGCCCATTCTTAATGGCGAAGACAATGTTGTTGCCTAAATTTGAGGGGTACATTTTATCAAGCACAGGTTCCCAAAGTATAGGTATGATGAAGAAGATCGAATCTATTGCCAAGAAAGAAATTGCTTCTTTTACAGGCTTGACAGATGTATTTCTAAACGAACTTGTTAAAAGTTCAAATAGTGAAGGATTTCGGCATGACCCAGCATCTTACTCATTTAAACTTTATTCAGGGTCGAGTTTGGCTACGGTAAACTCAAATTTTGATGGATCTCGTGGTCGAAGAAGCCGACTTAATTTTTATGATGAGGCATCGTATGTATCTGAAGATATGTTTGCCGCTACTCTTCCATTCGTCACTCAGAACAGTGATTTTGCTCTTGGTGGTGATGTTGATGTAACATTGCTACCACCAAATTTTCCAAACCAAGTTATATGTGCAAGTTCTGCTGGCTCTATGGACGATGTTTTTTATAAAAGGTATAAAGAAGCTGCAATGCATTCTATGGCTGGTGATAAAAATTACTTCTGCGCAGATATAGACTGTGAGGTAATCCTTCATGCTACTTATAATGGAAAAGTATACCCTGTTCCATTGCTTACTCAAGCAAAGATTGACTCAGAAATGAAAATGAATCCTACTAAAGCTACTCGTGAGTATATGAATAAATTTGACTCAGACCTTGGTGATGATATTGCAGTTAAGAAATCGCAGGTACTTAGAAATAGTGTCGTTAGACCACCAATGCTTATCAATGATGATAATTCTCTTATGGTTATCTGCTTTGATCCTGCTAAAAAAAGAGATAACAGCTTTGTGCTTGTCGGTAAATTACATAGAGATGATAAACGTGGTTGGCTACTAGATGTTGTAAATGGTATCAATTTGATTGATAAAGAAACACAAAAACCACTTACTACTCCTGAACAGGTGACAATGCTTCAAGATATTATAGTCAGATATAACGGATATGGAGTTCCTGATTATAAAAACATTCATGGCGTATACATTGATGCTGGTTCTGGTGGTGGAGCTACACAGATATGCGATTTACTTTTTGATAATTTCTATGAAGCAAAGCATGAAGGCGAAAAAGATTATGAACATCATGGACTGATTGATGCGAATTATGATTATTCCGTTCCGTATGTAAAACGATATCCAGATGCTATTGATATTATTCGTATGCGTGAACCAACTAAATATAAAGCAATTATGTATTCGCAGTTATGTGAAATGGTTGATCAGGATTTGATTAGTTTTACTGCTGAGTATGATTATCACGGAAATCTTACTATGCTCGAAGAAGAAAATGGTGAGGTTGTTGAAAAGAACTATAAATTATCTCTTGAAGAAGAAATTGGTCTTAAACAGCTTGATGCTATGAAGGAAGAATTAACCCACATGTACAAGTATAAATCTTCTAATGGAAAGATTAGATATGATCTTGCTCCTGGTTTTGAGAATATTCTTCATGACGACCGCAGCTACTGTCTCGCATTAATGGGACACGCTTTATTTACATTAAGAAGTCAAGACCAAGTAAGGCAAAGAAGACCACAGGAAAACGCAACAGATTTAGTCTCAAAGCTCCCAATCCGTAGAGCAAAATATAATTAAGGAGGTGCATTATCAAATATGCCAACGACAAAGAAAGTAGATGCTAATGCACCTACTACAAAAAAGCAACCAACTGCAAAAGAAATGCAGGCATGGTATGAAGCAAATAAAAGTAGACTTGAGCGTTATGCTAATGCTACAGACGCAATTACAAGTCTTCGAGATATACAAAAATCTTCGAGATACACAACTATTAGTAATTATTCTAAAGAAGATGTAAAATCATATATTAAGAACATTTCTTCGAGCGAAAAGAATCTGCGTAGTTTATCTCGTTATCTTTATTATCGTTCCGAAATCTATTATCGTCTTTGCAAATATTATGCAAACCAGATTGATCTTACAATTCGAAATATAGTGCCGCCGTTTGTAATTGCCGGTGAAAATGATGTCGAGTCTACGCTGCAAAAATATCAAGAGACCGTTGACGTAGTAGACACTCTTGCATTAAATTATGAATTCAGAAAAGCGGCAGCAATTACACTTCGTGAGGACGTGTTCTATGGATGTGCTTATTATACGGAAGGGCAAGGTATGTTTATTCTTCCGCTCGATCCTGACTATATGAAAATTGCCGGAGTATTTCCGGACGGGTCATTTGCCGGTGCTATGGATATGAGTTATTTTCGGAGCCATCAGGAATTGCTGGAATATTGGGGAGAACCTTTCAATAGCATGTGGAATACATACCAAAGTACGAATGAGAAATATCAGGTGCTGCCGGAGGAATACAATGTATGCATCAAATTTCGTTCTGAGGACTGGGAAACAGTAGTTCCGGTGCTTACACCAATATTCTTATCATTAATTGATCTTATGGATGCATCAGATTATCAGGCTGTACAGCAAGCAGCCAATATATACAAGTTATTATGGTTGGAGATGAAAACCATGGGTAATGACGTAGATGATTGGGCTGTAAATCCAGATATTATGATTAAATATTTTAATCGTATGTTGGAAGAAGCGTTGCCACCGTATATATCAGCTGCTATCGTACCGGGCGAATTGCATGAGATTAGCTTTCCGGATGACGCATCTAGCGACGTAACAAAAGTTGAAAAGGCTACAAAAGAAATATTAAATACAGCCGGTGGTGCTCAGATATTAAATTTGAATTCAGCGTCAAATTCTGCTGCATTTAAGTATGGTGTTCTTGCTGATTCTACATTTTCTATTTCTACGCTCATCCCACAGATTCAAGCTATTGTAAACAGGTTGTTGTCGAGTTGGATTACTGATCCTTGTGAAGTTAAATTTTTTGATGTCTCAATTTACCAAAAGGAAGATTTCAAAAAGACTATTTTGGAATCGTGTACTAACGGGCTACCAAACAAAATCCTTTATAATACCCTAAATGGTGTGTCTGAAAAGGACACATTAGCTATGAACTTCTTGGAAGAAGATTGCTTACAACTTAGTTCTAAATTTAAGCCGTTGTCCAGTACTTACACCCAGACTGGTAATGATAAAAGCGGCGGACAAGAGAAGGATGAATCAGAATTAACAGATGAAGGATTAAAAACGAGAGATCAGGACAAAAACGATAAGTAAGGAGTAGATGGATTATGAAACAAAATTTTATACGTACAACAGATAGTCCTACGGCTACTACCCTATCTAAATTAGGGTATAAAAAAGTACAAGATACCGATGGAATATATGTATTTCTGAATACCAATACTCTTAAGTTTTCAGATGATATAGATAGAACAAAAATTCAATATAGCAATATACTTACATTTTAGTCGTCCTCCTTGGACGGCTTTATTACGTTAGAAAGGAGGAAAAATGTCTAAAAGGTTACTGTATTTGGAAGATTTATATAATTTTTATTCCAATACTTATAAGCGTTCAACTCATTTTGATGCTCAAAAAACAGGAGAGCCTATTGTCGTTCATGTTCATGGAAAAGTGAATTTTGAGCAATCAGACAAAGATACTGAAGGATTATGCCCAGTTCATTTACAGTCTTGTCATACGGAACTTAACGTAAATGGGTCTCATATATCAGAAAGTGTTATGAATGCTGCTCTCCCATCATTTAGCAACAGACCTATTCTTGGCTATATTCATAAAGTGAACGGTCAATGGGAGTTTTATAGTCACAATATGCATGAAGATGAAAACGGAGAAGTGGTTTATGATGAAAAACCAATAGGTATTATCCCTGAATCTTGTAATGCTAAATTAGTTTATGACGAAGAGAAAGGGAAAACATATTGTGAAGTAGACGGATATCTTTTTGAAGAATATTCTAAGGCTGCAGAAATTGTGCAGAGAGAAGAAGAATGCGCCGTATCGGTCGAATTGTCAATCAGGTCATTATCTTATAATGCAAAAGCAAAGTACCTTGACATCGAAGATTTTTTCTTTAGTGGCGTGACAATTCTGGGGAAAACCCCTGAAGGGGAAATCGTAAAGCCCGGCATGGAAAATTCCAATATTAAACTCGCTGATTTCAGCGTAGAAAATAATTCAGTTAAATTTGACAAAGATGCAAAACTGATTGAACTCTTAGAAGATCTCAACAAGACGATTTCTAATTTCAATAAAGAACAAAATTCAAAGGAAGGAGGAGACAAAGAAAACATGAACAAATTCGAAGAATTGTGTCAGAAGTATGGGAAAAGTGCTGATGATATTACGTTTGATTATGAAAATATGACAGACGAAGAATTGGAGACTAAGTTCTCTGAAATGTTTGATGGTGAAGGAGAGGCAGCCGGTGATGATGCAGCTGCTAATAGCGATGGTCAGACCGCAGGTGGTTCTTCAACAGAAGTTGTAGATACGAATGCAGAAGGTTCTTCCGGCACAGGTTCTACTGACGAGAATACATCAACAGATCCTAACCCTGATGAAACAACTGACGACAACACAGAAGGAACTACTCCAGAGGATCCTGATAATTTCCCGAAAAAGCAGACAATGCAGAGAACATTTGAAGTTTCTCACGATGACATTAGATACGCTTTATATACATTATTGCAGCCATACGAGGAGGCAGATAATGCTTGGTATTGGATCGTTGACGTTTATGATTCATATTTTGTGTATGAAGGATCTGGCAAGTATTACGGTCAGAAATATTCCGTTGAAGAGGATAATGTTGCATTTAACGAAGAACGTTATGAGTTATTCGCTGAGTTCTTAACAGCAAGCGAAAAGGCGGCATTGTCTGATATGAGAGTAAATTACACAGCTCTTAAGGAATTCAAAGAAGATACCGAGAAGAATGAATTGCACGAGCAGCGTGAGAAAATTTTAGCTGATCAGAAATTTGAATCTGTTGCTAAGACAGATGCTTTCAAGGAACTTGTAAGAAATATGGACAATTATTCTTTAGAAGATTTAGAGAAAGAAGCTAAGATTGTTTTTGCTGATAATGTAGAATTAATTAGTAATTCTGACGCCAAGTCTGGTGTTAAAATATTCGCTAATGTAAACAAGAATTCCAAACCAAAGAAAAGATATGGAAATTTATTCGACTAATAACATCTATTTATAGGACGTCTTATGGCGTTCTTTTTTAATGCTAAAAAATATTTAAAGGAGGAAAAAGAAATGGCAATTAAATACACCGTTAATAAACACACAGTATGCCATCCGGGCAACTTGATTGCTCAGAACTACGGTGAGCATATGGTATCTCTTGGTATTACAGAAGATACAGATAATGGTCGCATTGTTAAAGTAGGCGACATGCAGTCACTTGATAACTACAAGGTAGAGAAAGCAACAACTATTGGTGCGACTATCTTTGATCAGAATGCTGATGGAACTTGGTTGGTTGTTGTTACTAGTGTACCTGATGATTTAACAGCTCTTGTATATACAGAGCCTTTAATCGCAGAGGAGTCTCCTCGTGCATTGACATCCATTGCTAACTTCTACAATGACCCTGAAGATGGTGCTGCTCGTGGATATATTTTACACGCACTTGATCGTTTTAGCTTGTCTGCTGATGGTTTTGAGGGAACACCGAAGAAGGGCGCAAAGATCACGACAATTACAGATGGCAAATTGGTTGTTGCCTAATAGAAAGGAGGATTAAATATAATGTTTAGATTTAGTACAGATCATTTAAAAAAAGTATTTTCCGATACTGATAAATATACGAATTTTAAGAAACTTACATATGATTTGAATCATGGCAATGATATCTTTGAATATGATGAAGATGGAAATCAGAGAAAAATTTCTAAGAAAGAAGCTAATCAGGCTGTTCGCAAAATCTTGATGGAGGTTTGTGATCTTACGGAAGAGGATCTGAAATCTGCGAAGACACGTAAGCGTGCAGAGTCCCAGCATCAGTATGAAGTATTTGAGCTGATTGAGTCTGATATCGATTTTAAGGTTGAGACTGGTTTTCAGGAGAATGAGTGGTTTGAGCAGTTCGTAGATTATCGTAATATCGCTCGTGGTGACAGTGAAGAATACTGGACTAAAGAGGATATCATGTTTGTTGTTGCAGAGATTGCTAATGGACAGCATGACTTGACATTCCAGAACCTGAGCGAGGGTACATCTAAGACGCTTCATACCAGAAATTACGGCGTTAAGATTGGTAAAGACATAGACATGATCATGCTTGGTCGTGTTGACTACACTGAATTGACTGACCATATTGCTGAAGCATATGCTTACAAGATTATGGAGCTGTGTTTCTCTGGTGTATTCGGTGCTGCTGAAAAGCTTCCGAATCAGACTCAGTTCAATAAGACTGGTGAATTAAGTGCAGAAACAAAGGCTGCATTCGACGAGCTTCTTGAGGATGTAAGTACAGCGAACAACGCTGAAGTTGTTATTATGGGTACAAAGACAGCTCTCAAGAAATTGAATGCTTTGGCTGACGTTGATTGGAGAAGTTATTCTCAGAGAGAATCTGTTGCAAATACAGGTCGTCTTGGTAATTATGAGGGTACAGAATTAGTTGAGATTCCTCAGCGTTTTGTGCATAACGATGTTACTAAGAAGCTTATTCCTAATGATAAGTTACTCATCTTCGCTAAGAATCAGGAGAAATTTGTATGGTTCACTGATAAGGGTGAGACTGAAATCATTGAAGCAGGACAGCAGAAAGCTGATCTCGCTGATGACTTCCAGACATATGAAGTACAGCGTAGCTTTGGTGTAGCCGTAGAGTTGCCTAGATACTTCGGTATGTGGAGTTTTGAATAATTTATAAATATATATATGTGTAGCGGTTGGATACTCTCCGACCGCTATTTTAGTACGGAATATAAAGGAGAAATAAAATATGGCATATGTTAAAAAAGCTGATAAGACAAACGGTACAGAAGTAAAAGAAGAAGTTGTAAAGAAGAAGAAATTTGCTCCGGAAGAGTTAATTCCATGTGTATCTATCACTCCGGGACAGTTGTTCTTTTCCGGCAAAAAATCTGGAACATTGTATACTTTTGCTGATATCGACGATGTAGTTGAAATTGAGTTCAGAGATCTTGATTACGCAGCACGTTCATCGGATAAAATTATGCTCAAACCTAGATTTATTGTGCAGGATAATGACTTTATTAATCTTCACAGTAAACTTGATGACATCTACTCTGCTCTTCATTCGACATCTGATTTAGAGTCTATTATCAAAATGACCCCGGCAAAAATGGAGAAGATTATTCCATCTCTTCCATTGGGAGCTAAGGATGCACTGAAAATTATTGCAGCAACTATGGTAGATGAAGGGGAACTTGATTCATTGCAGAGAATTAAAAAGCTTGATGAGTTACTTGGTACTGAATTGTTTACAAAGCTCAATATTTAAGTAAAGGAGGCTCACAATGACGCTTCCATATGAAACTATTTTTTCAAGAACAAGAGGTCGTATCAACGATCCGAAAGAATTGTCTTTAGATGAAAATGATTTGCTTGAGATTTACACAGAAAGATTACACAATGTCCTAAGTAATCCGAGAGTGCGACAACTCTTCTCTTCTATCGTTATGGATGATGAAAATCAAATGGTTGAGTTCGAATTAAATAATCCTGTTGATAAACTAACTGATATGGATTTTGTAATCAATATTTTCTTGACCGGCATGGCGATTGAGTGGTTACAGCCGCAGGTGGATTCTGTATTATACACATCAATGATGATAGGAAGTAATACAGAGAAAAAGATGCTTGACCCTCAGAAGAATATGATTGAACGACTTGATTCCTTGAAGAAGGAGTTAAATAAAACGATTCGAGATTACGGATATATGTATAATTCTTATATTAACTCGGAGACATGACATGAAATATATTTATGGATATTTCACAAAAAAGCAAATCAAAAATGCGGCAAAAGCTATGCATAATGATATTCATAGGTTGCTGCTTTATAAGGACAAATATGTAGAGAAGGAAGTTTTTGAGAATGACGAAGCATTTCTTCTTTACTTCGAACATTTACTAGAGAAATTTGGTGGTGTTCATACCATGTTTAATAATAATGGAATTATGGTAGAGTTAATGGCGACGCTACAAGCTGCATATAATGAAGTCACAAGCGAACACTTCCATTATTCTAATTTCCGCCGTGAGATTTTAGATGCTCACGGTTATATACAGCAAATGTTTGAAGGAGGTGTTGATCGTGCCGAGTCTGAAAACAGCTAGGCGTGTATCTGACGCCAAAACAAATAATGCAAGAACAATTGGTCGAATTCACAAGGAAAATTCTGATTTGGTCATGGAATATACGTGGGATACAGATGTACAGAGCAAAACATGTTATATTTACGACTATTATCATGATGATTTCTATATTGATGAATTTGGCAATAAAACTTCGTTAAAAGATGGTATGTCTTATGAAAATACCAATAAGACAAAAATAGATGCAAAATTTATTGTAAAGTCACATCAGTCGATGGATAAAGATCAGGTTGAATATTATTTACAATTCAAGCCTTCACAGAAAACAAGATTTTCGGAAGATGACGAATTGTATTATTTTGAGACAGACTACCGTCAAAGATATCATAACAGTGATTTTATTGGATTATATGTTGATGTGCCGGATGATTCTGGACGTTATCATAAATGGCTGATTTGTCGTGGAGAATATTCTAATCAATTTCCGAAGTATCTGATCTTACCATGCGATTATGAATTAATGTGGATTGAGACCGATGGACAGTATAGGTATAAACGCAGGATGTGGGCTGTGCTGCGTATGCAAAGCTCATATACGATTGGCACTTACACCGACAATATTTTTACTCATCTTGACAATCAGAATAAAGTATGGTTGCCGCTAAACACAATAACAGAAAATATGTGGTATACGGATGATGAAGAAACGAACATGCGTGTTCTAATCAGTGCTCCTACTAAGCACCCTTTGGCATGGCGTGTTACAAAAATTGAAAATATACAGCCTTTTGGTATACAAAAACTAACGATCTATAGCACATTCTTTAATGAAAAATTAGATTATGTAAATTTAGAAACAGGGGAAATGTATGCTGACTATTATACGTCAGATATTACACCTATAGATCCTACTGTTCCGGAACCTGCAACGACATTCACAGGACTTATAACTACTTCAACTGAATTTATTAAAGTTGGGGGAAGTTACAAAACTATTAAATTGAATATCTATGATGATCGCAATAACGATGTTACCAAAGAGTTTGCTAAAGCTCAATATGAGTGGCATTTTGTTGTCGATGATAAAGAATGTACGGATGATATGATTTTGAGAGATATTACTTATGATGGATTTAAGATTAAACTCCCGAACGACACATCTTATCTAGGAAAGATTTTGAAAATCAAAATCATTATCTTCAGGGATGATATCGGATACCTTCCTACTATCCCTGCACTAAAATTACAAATAAAAGAATAGGAGGCTTATATATGGTTGATTTGATTACAAAAGACGATTTATTAAACAAATTAAGACTTTATACGAAGACTCCTGACAACGACACTATTCGTTATAAGAAGAAAATAGAACATCTTCTCATAGGATGTCCCGAATTGTTGTATGCAATTAATGAACATGATTTAGAACAGGAATTATTCGATAATGACGGCAATATCAATTGGGATTCAGAAACGGGAGAGCCTCTTGGTGAATGGGATAGATATTTTGGTAGTAATGCTAATATCCGACCATTCTTATTTATACCAGAAACGCAACCGAAAGTGAAAAATTTTATTTGTTATAAAATTGGTTTTAATGAAGTTCCTAGATATAATAAAGTCGAAAGATATATGCAAGTTGTGTTTTATATTTATGTACACGGAGATAATCGTATAGACAAACTTACAGGTATACCAAGACATGATTTGATTGCAGCGATTTTACAAGAGAAAATAAATTGGACAAATCTGTTTGGTACACAATGTCAAATTGTATCTGATCAGGAGAACATGACAGATACTAACTATATCTACAGGACATTTACGCTGCAAAATACGATGCCAAATTCCATTACCCAGACGACTAATGGAGCAACAACTATCATTAATAAGATGGGCAGGTGATGTTGTTTGGCAAAAGAATTCGAGAATTTACAAGATAAATTTAACAATGCTGATTCTATTAGAAAAAATAACAGTCCAGATAAAATAACTCTATATTCTGATTTCGATGAATTGAAAATGTATTTTGGGCATGACTATTGGGTTACTGATAAAATATGTGTGCATAATCCAACAATCGGAGACATCTTAGAATTCGGAGATAATCAATTTTATGCTATGGCAATGGCACTATGCGGTGATGCCACATTTCATCGATTAGCATTATGGAAAGCCGGCATTGATTGGAATAAAACAGCGGATTTTGATGTGTTTGGATATGTAATTCACGGCATGAAACCGGAGCATACAAAACTTTTATTCGGTGACTTAAATCTATCTTGGTTCGAAAAATTTCACAACAACATAAAAGATTGTGATGAGTATATTTATATCCCACGTGATGAAGATGGAAATTTAATACAAGTTGATTATGAAAAAACAATTGTAATTGATTGGTACGTATATCACAAATTAATTACATACTTGCGGACTTTATTAGATATTCATCCAAAAGCTGAATTTGCTCGAAATAAAGCGACGAAAGAATCCATGATATGGGAAGATGAAGAAAAAGAGAAGGCGAGAGCAATACAGAAAAAAAAACATCCGTATGAAAAATCGTATCTACTCCCTTTGGTATCAGCTTTGGTAAATCACCCTGGATTCAAATATAAAACGAATGAGTTAAAACAATTAAATATCTATCAGTTCATGGACAGTGTGAGACGTTTACAGGTGTATGAAAATACTACAGCCCTATTGAAAGGCATGTATTCAGGATTTGTTGATGGTTCTCAAATTCATGAGAGAGATGTTAATTGGTTACGAGATCTGAGCTAAATGCTTAGGTCTTTTTTAATTATAAAAATTTTTTAAGGAGGAAAAAAGAATGGCTTTTACACTTGACGATTTGGTAATTGACCGTATTCAGATGGCAATTGCAGAAAAAACTGATGGTACATTACTTTACACATTAACACAGCTGAATGAAGCAACTATTGAGATAACTGCCGAGTCTAAAGAAGCAAAATCTGCTGACGGTTCTCTGATTAAGAAGTTTTATCAGGGTAAAGCAGGTACTTTTACAGCTACTAACGCAATGATTAACTTAAATGTTATCGGTGCTGCATCCGGTAGTAACAAGATTAATGGATCTGTGGATAACAAGATTCAGATGCCTAAAATTATTAAGGTTAAGAAGGATACTCAGACTGTTCAATTAGTAGATGGAACAAATGAAATATTAGTGACAGGTACAGTTCGTGTGAATGCACTTGGCAATAATGGTGCTATGGGTAAATCCTATAAATTGAGTTCTAGTGCTGCTTCTGAAACTGAATTTTCTTTGTCTGGTAATGTGCTCACATTGCCTACGGATGATACAGCTGATCAGTTCGTAGTTAAATTCGACAGAAATGCAACCAATGCTGTTAAGATTGTCAACTCTTCTGACAAGTTCCCGGGAACTGTTAAGTTGACATTGAAGGCACTTGCTGTTGATCCTTGCGAGCCTGATACATTGAGAAGCTGCTATATTATCATCCCATCTTTTCAGGTATCTCCAGAGCTGTCTATTACATTGTCTACAGAAGGAACTCTTGATTACAAGGGAGATATGCAGATTTCTTACTGCTCTCCTGACAAGGAGCTTTATTCTGTTGTTATGTGTGGTGACGACATCGAAGAGTAATATAGAATATCAAGCGGCGGGGCTGATGCAATATTAGCCCCTTTTTGTAAGGAGGATTGAAATGGCTAAACAGAATAACAGAACTTGCATTATCTGTGGGAAACATTATTCATATTGCCCTACTTGCGGAGAAGACTCTGGTAAGCCTACTTGGTATTTTATTTTTGACGGCGAGAACTGTCATGATATTTACGATGTATGTACAGCATATCGAGACAAGGAAATTTCTATTGCCGATGCATATACACGTATTAAAAGTATGGATTTATCGGACTTGGATAATTTTGTAGAAAGTACAAAAGCACAGATTAAAGAGATTTTAGCTTACAAGCCATCAAAGGAAGAAATTGTAAGAGACTCTAAAGAAGTGACTGAATCAAAACCAGTAACAAAATCTAATTTTATTAAAAATAAAAATAGAAAATAATGCCAGTAATTTTTTATATATCAAGGGAATATGTCTTGCTGGCGTATTCCCTATTTTTTACGGTTAGGAAATGAAAGGAAAATATATGGAATATGAATACAGTCAGCTCGTACCGGAGCTGAAATATTTGTTAAAAGATGTTGTTCGGATAGTAGACCAAAAGCAGCAAAAATTATATGTAAAACATAATCTATATCCAGTGGATATGTATGTGACGACTGATGAAAGAACAAAGGAGGATAAATTAGTAATGCTGTTCTCAAGAAGAGAAAGCAAACCGCTCTATGAGCTGTGGAAAAATCACGAATTAAAATAGTTATGGAAAAATATACGGAAAAAATTGAGAACAGATATGTGATTGCTGACTTATCTCCAAAGACTAATTATTTACATGTCGATGGTTTTAAAACCTATTCTTTTGTGGAGAACATTGCAACATGTACAAAATTTGTAGAAAAAAGCGTTGCTGATATGATCTGTCATGAGCGTATAGCAGAATATGGTATTGATTTTGTTGTTGTCCCACTGCGAATAACATATGACATTTTGGAATGTTAGGAGGAAATGATAATGAAGAAAATTAATTTAAAGGGTGTTACGGCTGAGGCTGTTACAGGTGTATTATTGTTGATTGTAGCACTGATCAATGCTGTGTTTCAGATGTTTGGTATTAATACGTTGCCAGCAATTGACGGAAATATTTCAGAAATTGTATCTACGGTATTTTTAATTGTTACTACATTATATAACACATATAAGAACCGCAATATTTCTACGGCATCGCAGGTGAGTCAGGAAATCACCGATTCTATCAAAAATGGAGAGATTTTGGTAGATGAAGTTGAAGAGTTATTACAGAAAGTTCGTGCATAATGGATCATATCCAAAGAATGATGCAGATAGATTATGTAGCGTTTTTTGTTACACTATTTGCAATTTTGTTTGGTATCAAAGAAATAATCGAACTACTCTCCTACTTCGTCAAAAAATTTGGCGTAAAATTAAAACGAGATACCGAAAAGGAATGTATGGAGGATAGGGTTGCCACGTTAGAGAAACATGATAATTGGCAATATAAAGAAATTTTGAAAATTTCAAAGGGTATAGATGATATTAAGGAAAATCTTGTGAAAAGAGAAATTACAGACAAAGAAAAAACAGTCGCCACTCTCAGAGGACAATTATACGGTTTACACGAAAAATTTGTTACTAAAGGATACATTGATAAGTCCGGGCTAAAAACATTTATTGAACTTGGTAAGATCTACGAAGCAGCCGGAGGTGACGATATTTATCACGACAAATTATATCCAGAAATTATGAAACTACAAATTAAAGATGAATAATTTCAAAAAAATGAGATAAGGGGGTTTCTTTAGAAACTCCTTTATCTGTACAGATGAGAGGAGAAAAATGGATCGCACAAAATATAATGTAGATAAAGACACAAGTAAACGCACATGTGACGGTATTATTTTTGACTCCGCTTTAGAAATGAGATACTATCGAGATGTGTTGTGTCCGTTGGTTGAAAGCGGAGACGTAGTGCATTATGAATTGCAAAAAGTATATGAGTTGCAACCAAAATTCAAAAAAGGTAATAAAACTATTCAGCCGGTTAAATATTTGGCTGATTTTTTTATTGTTTACAAAGATGGACATGAAGAGGTTATTGATACAAAAGGGTTCCCAGATAGTGTTGCAACATTGAAACGTAAATTATTTTGGTATAATTACCCGGACGTTGAATTGAAATGGATGAAATATGTCCAGAAATTCGGTGGATGGATCGATGATGAAGAATATAAGCGATGTAAACGAGAAGAAAAGAAACAGAAAACAAAGCAATTAGTTAAATGATTAGGAATATAAAGGAGAGTTTTATGAAGTTAGAAGAAATTATTTATTACAATCAGATTTTGAAAAATATTGTCGATGACAAGACGTTAAAGATAGACCCAAAGTTGAAATTCCGATTTCTTGGTATGATGAAGGAATTCGAGCCAACGATTGCGAATTTTGATATTGTGCGCAATGAATTGATTACTCAGTTTGGTAAGACTGACGAGGAAACAGGTTCGTGCAGCATTGATAATGATGACAAAGAAGCCCTAGAAAAGTTCAATACAGCGATTCAGCCTGTTATCTCAGAAGACGTAGAAGTTAAGTTTAAGAAGTTCGCACCGGCAGATGTATTTGATAAGGGCTTGCCGGCAAACGTATTACTTGCATTATACCCATTGATTGAAACGGAGGACTAATATGGAACAGATTACGATTAAAAACTTTGTAGAAAAATATAAATCTTTTGTTAATTCACAGATGGCATTGAATTATTTTGAGAAAACCGTAGAGGTGAAGAAATATATGCCATTTATCCAAAAGGATGCATATGGTCGTGCTCTTGCTGACGCTACAATGTATGAGCATAAAGATGTAGAACAGATTGATGGATCAACTAAAAGAGAAAAAACGAATATAGTAAAAGTAAATTCGGCAGCGTACTATTTATACATGGTTAAGAACATTGTTACCGGATATACAAACCTTGTGTCTGACGGCAATTTCACCGAGGAGTATGATTTGTTGCATCAGTCCGGCGTATTACAGTTGATTATGGCTCAGATCCCTGATGAAGAAATCAAGGAATTTAAGATGATTTGTGACATGCATAAAGCGGATGCACTGACAAATTACGCTGTGCCGGCATCATATATTCATAATCAGGTAGATCATTTTGCGAGATTGGCTAATGTTACTATTAATCCGCTTCTCAATGCTCTCTCTGATAAATTGGAGAAAGTAGATGAAAAGAAAATAACGAGTATCTTAAGTAAAATTGAGAAAAAAGTTTCTAAATAACATAAGGAGAATAAGGCATATGGGCAACTATATTCTAAAGAGAGTAGATGATGTAGGCTTTATCGGTATAGAGCATTTATCAAATAATTATTTTACATATCGTATTGTCAAAAGTATAAACCACGCTTTAAAATGCGAGAATCAAAAAACAGCTCAAATCGTTATGGATGACTTTGCAAGAGAATTTGGTTCGTCCAATAAATTTAAGGTTATTGAAGTTAACCATTGATATTATTGCGGCTCTGTCGGTTTCAAACCCGGCAGGGCTTTTCTTATGTAGAGTGGTTGTTATTGTTATGATATTTGAGTGAAAATAATGAAATTATAGTGAAAATTTTGGAGGTGATGATGAATGGGAACTTTTAAATTAAATGATTCTTTTAAGAAAAAAATAGAAAAAAAATGTCAACAAAAAGCAAGCAATCTTGCAAAAGAAGCAAGAGAAAAATTGACTAATCAATACATTGTATTATTGGATTGGTATTATGCAGACTACCAGCCAAAAATGAATGCATATGACGTTCCGTATTATGAAAGAACATTTAATTTATACAAATCTGCACATAGATATTATGAGAATTCTCATAATTCTAATTTTTATGGCGGAGTAAGAATTGATGCAAGTGGGATGAAAGATTATCCGGGTTTAAGAAATCAGGAAATTTCTGCGCAGAGATTATTAGACAAGTTTATATATATTCAAACTCAACCATCTGCTACATGGCATGGTGGCGATTGGCACGGAGGATATGGAAATATGAATAGCTTTAGTATATATAATGAAATCCATAAATATAGAGATGAATTATTAAAAGACTTCAAAAAAAGATGTTCTGTAAATTAAGTGAGGTGAAAATATGAATACAGATGGTGTTGTAAGTATTGGTATTGAATATAAAAAAGAATTCAATCAAATGATTAGTGACTATGAGTCAGCATTGTCAGAAATGGCTTCTAATAAAACTCTCTCTAAAGGTATGAAAGTTCAGTTTGAAAATGTAATTGCTGAACTTCGTTCGTTTAAAGCAGAAATGGATAAACAATTATCTGGTTTGAGCGTTGGGAAAGTTGATATTGCAAAATTTGAGTCATTTAAAAAATCTGTTTCTAAAAAATTCGATTCAATAAATGGAGACATCAGCACATTAAATACCGCCGTATCGTTATTAAATGAAAAGATGGATATGGTTGGAAATGGGATTGATTTGTCAAAAACTCAGAATGATTTTAAAGGGCTTAAAGATTATATAAATCGAACAAATGATGCTGTTGATGAATTTGTCAAAAGAATGGATGGTCAAGGTATACATTTATTTTCTTATGATAAAACAAATCAGAAAGAAATTCAAACAGCAATTAAAATGATTGACTCTGAATTGAAAAATCTTGATAAGGATTATGGAGCAAAATTCGAGTTATTTAATGAAAAAGAGGCACAAAATGAATTAGATAAACTTGCTACTGAATTACGATCTACAATTGAATTGTTAGATTCAGCAAAATCAACATTATCTAATATGGATTCATCTAGCGACATTTTCAAGAAAACAATTGGTGAAATAACTGCATTAGAATTAAAGGCTGCTAGATTAAGTGATACAATGGAAATTCTTTATGATACTGCGTCAGAAAAGGAGCTTTCTATTGGTATTACAGATGACAAAAATTTAGCATCATATGATAAATATATTGATGAATTATCTGTAGGGTTAGACGCAGTTTCAAAATCTGCCGAAAGAGCCAAAAAAGAACTTTCAAGTTTGCTTGGAGGCATTAAAAATACAAGCTCTGTACAATTTTCGGACAAACTTAATCCAAACTCAGCTCAATTAACAGCAGGAGTGACAATTGAAGCAGATTCAAATGAATTGTGGAAAAAAATATCACCTGTATTAACTGATTTACGGAATAAGCTCAATTCTAATCCTGTCATCGCTCCTGTAAAACTGGTCGTTGCCCCTACTGCTGTTTCCCAGAATGATAATCCAGATCAATCTATATCAACTGCATATTCACAAAAGTATGCTAAGAAATTAGCACAAACAGGCGAAGATGCTATTATTGATATGGAAGGTGTATATAAAAAGACATATACATCTATTATGGATGAAGCTGTTAAATGTGCAGAAGAATCTATAATAAAAATCCAAGATATCTTTGAAAAAACACCGATTAATATAAAATTACAGTTATCTCAAGAACAATTAGATCAAATCAACAACTTTGTTTTATCTAACCAAGATGAGAAAAAAATAGACATTTCTGGTCAAGTAGATAAGGTTAAGACTGATGTATCTGAGTTAAATAATAAATTAAAAGAGACGACTGAGTTAGTTCAAAAAGCAACTCAGAATGGAAGTATCAAATTTGATGGAATTGAAGATTTTACAAAGCATATAACCAATAGTCTATTAAGCCTTGAAAAACTTCAAGATATTCTTAAAACATTACAGAATGTTGAGATCACTCTTTCCAATGTTTCTGGAGTTAATTCTATCACAGAAATTGATAATCAATGGGAAGCTTTAATTAAAAGAATCAACAATGCCATCAAAGTCGATGGTACATTTAGAAAAAATGTGAATGTTGGCAAACTTGCAAGTGAATATCAAAAATATTTGGATATGGGTGGTAAGAATGAACTATCATCTATTAGCAAGTTAAAAGATAATGAAACTGTCATTAATGCTATCATTTCTAAGATGAAAGAATTATCATCTCAAAAAGTAGATACCTCTTCTGTTAATAAAACAGTTGATTCATTTGATAAATTTAAGTCATCTCTTGATGATATTATTTTAAGATTAGATCATTTGCTTAATTTAACAAGGGATATTGGCAATACATTCTTGAAAATGCTTCAAGATACTTCTATTAGTAATGTAGATAAACAGTGGTCTTCTATCGAATCTAAGTTCAGATCCATTGCTGATGAATCTGGCAAAATAAATCTTTCTAAACAGAAAAAAGATATTCGGGAATTAGTTGAAATGTACCAAAAGTATGTAAATGCTGGCGGTATGAATACTCCTGTTGATTTAACGGATAACACAGAAACCATTAAGAAAATGAATAAAGTCTATGAACAGATGAATTCAAAAAAAGATGGAACTTCTGTCACGAATGAGACAAAGAATTTTACTAAAATTGAAGATTCTGTCAATAGCCTTACTTCAGCTATTAATACAAAGACCGAAGCTATTACGACAGAAGCTAATACAATGGAATTAGCTGCAAGAGCTGAAGTCAAATCTATTCAGAAGATTATTGATGCGCTAAATCCATTAATTGAGAAGATAAAAAATATTCCTGAATTAAAAATACTAAGAGAAGATACTACTCTCCCATCTCAGGAAACGAATATTTCAAACGGTTCCAATCCTGCTATTGAACAACAAAATAAGTTGCAGGAAGAATTAAAAGAAACTCAACAACAAGCAGAGAATACTGCAAAAGCTAATCACGAATTAGCTGAATCTGAAAGAGAAGTTGCTTTAGCTGAACTAGGTGTTACGCAAAACCAGAAGAAAGACGCATTTCAAGTTGATAATTCGTCTGTTACAAATGCTTCTACATCTGCTATTAAAGAAGAGAATAATGCATTAGAACAACTTACTGAATCAACTAATCAGTTAAATGTCATTCAAGCAAAATCTGATAGTACATATTGGCAAAATAGATTCAAAGAATCTGTTAAAGATATGACTTCTACTAATGACGAATTAGTAAAGATGAAGAAGTATTATCAGGATATGTCTAGGGAGGCTGAAAAGGCATATAACGCATTTGAAAAACAGAAGACTTCTTATGTCAATAAGCTTACTGGATATACTGATACTACCAAATACACATCAGATTTTATCAATCGTGCAAGTACATTACAAAAGGAAGTTACTCATTTAGATTTAACCAATCCACAGGATGTTACGAGATTGCAAGAAATTGATGCTGAAGTTATAAAAATAATCAATGACTCTAAACTTCTTGAGAATAAATTAGTAAAACAACGATCAAAGTTGTCTGAAATTGTTTCTCAGATGAAAATATTTAAATCTCAGAATACTAGGATGTCTGGGTCACAAAAGTCTGAATTAGATCGGATTATTAAATACGCTGAGACAATGCAACAATCTGGCAAGGAAGTTAGTAGTAAAGTCGAAAATATTAAAGTTCGATTTGCAGGATTGAAAGCTGTAGTCAATGAGACTGGACAAGCCGGTAAAAACTTCTTGGACACCATTAAGGATAAGGCATGGTATAGTTGGGCTACACAGTTTGCAAGCATGTTCAGTTTATACGATGTAATAAATGGCATTAGAAGAATGTCTGACGCTGTGATTGAGCTTAATACAAATATCACAGAACTCGCAAAAGTATCTGACGTTAGCGTATCGTCAGTTTATCAGGATTTTCAAAGTTATGCTGACATTTCAAAGGAAATTGGCGGTACTATTTCTGACACAATATCTGCAACTACTGATTGGAGTCGAAATGGTTATAGTTTACCAGATAGTAAACAGTTAGCCGAAGTGGCTCAATTATATAAGAATGTTGGTGATGGTATTGATATTGATGAGGCAAACGCATCTTTGATATCAACATTACGTGGATTTCAGCTTGAGGCTGATCAGGCTGAACACATAATTGATGTTTTCAATGAGGTATCGAACAATGAGCCAATCGATTCTGGCGGAATTGGAGACGCCCTTCAACGTAGTGCGGCATCATTTAACGCCGCAAATACATCCCTTGAAAAATCTGTATCGTTAATTACGGGAACGAACTTAGTTTTGCAGGATCCGGAAAAAGTCGGAAATATGTGGAAGACCGTAAGTGCTCGCCTGCGTGGCGCAAATGCCGAATTAAAAGAAATGGGCGAAGACACTGACGGAATGGTAACTTCTACTTCAAAGTTGCGAGATCTTATTAAAGGTATGACCGGCTTTGATATTATGAAAGATGATAACACGTTTAAGGACGTGTATGATATCGTCGTTGGTATAGGTGAAAAATGGGATTCGTTGAGTGATGTTAATCAGGCTTCTTTACTGGAGAAATTAGCCGGGAAAAATCAATCGAATGCCTTGGCAGCCGCATTAGCAAATGTTGATACTATCAAAAAAGCATATGGCGAAGCGACAAATGCTGAAGGATCCGCTCGTAAGGAACAGGAACGAGTGACTCAATCAATCCAATACTCTATTAACCAAGCTAAAGCTTCCTTGGAGGAGCTGTCTAATGACGTCTTAAATTCAAATTTCTTGAAGGGTGCTATAGATAATGTAGGTAAATTCGTTGATCTTTTAGATCATCTCGTTGATTCCGCCGGAGTAGTTCCTACATTACTAACCGGAATTGCAGGATTTGCATCTATCAAGGACAACTTTGGTAAACTGTTTTGTTTTTAATATGCCCGTCTTACCTAAGAAATGGACATTTCAAAGGTAGGAACGCACGTCAACAATCAGGCGTGGAGGTTGTAAAATAAGCCATAATTAGCGGCGTGTTACCGCTAGTGCTGGGAAATCCGTATATATAAAGCAACACACTACAACGTGACCGGAAACGGTGTGCGTGAATGTATCCTCGAAAGGGGTGTCGGTAACGGCAGGAAAAGTCAGAGCCAGAAATGGTTGTTGCTCGGATATATGGCGCAAGCCTAAGTATCGTTAAAATCGGCAATCAGCAACGGAACCTCTTGCGCAGCAAGGGGAGTGTTCAGAGAGCATAAATGGCTTCGAGTTGTAAACACAGCTTGTAATAGGTGCTCCAATTACAGTTTTCGGACTGTGCTGGGTGATGCCGGCTAAACACCGTAAAAGAGTTCTACTACTCTTCCACCGCATAACACAAAGGCGTGGATAAAAGTGGGGTTTGCTATATACCGTCAGTTTGAAGAAATATGGCAAAAATTTATTTTTTTCGGAGAATAATAAATCAGAGAGTATTTCACAATAATCTCTAAAAATAAAAGATGTGGAGCCGAATACACGACTCCACGTTAGAATAAATACAGATTGAAGAATGCATTGTGGATGTAATTAGGTCTACAACATCATGTTTGTGATGTCATGTACTTTGCTGTCGGATAAACTCGGCGTGCGGCAAATCAATGCGGCAATAATCACCTTTCCAAGTACCGAACGAAAACCGTACTGCCAACGACCGACAAGCGATGTCAGAAAATTTTGCATTTTTCACCTCCCTTCTTGTAGAATAATTACATAATTGGGATCTTTCCCAGAAACGGGTAGATGTATTTATTATTATGGTTTGTGCCAAAATACTACAATAGGTACTTCCACATCACTTGAGTAACCCGTGCTGTGGACTGCACTGTGGTTGTACAGTCGGTGTACTCAAGTGAATTATACCAAATTATTAACAGATTTTCAAAGGAGATAACAAATAATTCTATCAACTTCAAATTAAAGTCAGTTCACAAGAGCCTATATGTTTGGAATATATATTAAATTTTAGGACACACTAATCTCATCATATTATGAGAGGTGTATCATGAAAATTAGAATTGCTATATGTGACGATCAGGAAATCTTTGTAGATCACTTAGAGGAGATGTTGCGACAACTTGATTTTGGCAACAATAATATATCAATTGATAAGTTCATGACGGCTCGTCCGTTGGTGGATCAAGTACGCTCCGGCAATGGATATAATATTATCTTTATGGATATTGATCTTAAAGGTGATTATCTAGGAACGGACACAGGCAGTATGATCAAGGCGTTGTCGCCAAAGACACTGATGGTGTATATGTCGAGCTATGAGAATTACTTTGAAAAGTTGGCACACGCTGAACCTTTTGAATTTCTCAGAAAGCCGCTCAATCATGATAATGTTCAAGATATTGTCTATAGAGCTGTGCGACGGCTAAATTATATTTATGCTGAGTATATGTATACCTACAAGTCCCATGGATTATCAAATGTAGTCAATTTGAAAGATGTAGTGTACTTTGAATCACAGCATAGGGTTGTGAATATTGTGATGAACAATAATACTGTCAGCCGGTTTTATGATAAGCTAGATATGGTTGAGCAGCAAATTGATCGGATCTGTGATTTCTTTCTACGCATAAGCAAAAGCTATCTTATCAATCTTATGTGTATACGATCTGTGCGTTCTACGTCAATCACAATGTCAAATGATATAGAACTCAACATTGGTCGTAAGTATTTAGATCATGTGCATCAAACCATAAAGAATATACGGTAGATTTATACAAAAAATATGTCGATTTGTGCAACAGCCACATTTATTCGACAGAATGTTGTATAGTGATTATATCAAATACTTTAGGGAGGAAATGGATATGAAAAGAATCATAGTTTTAGACACAAGCGGCGTGTACTCACAGATTTATGATGAGGTTTATGCCAGCGGTGATGAGTGGAAAGAAATTGCTGCAAAGTACCGTGCACAGGGATATGTGTGCGTGGTACTTACATATTAAGAGGAGAAATAAAAAATTATACAGGAGGTGTAAATATGGAGGTAGAGTCAATGGTGACATTATGAATAAAGAGTATAATGATTCAAGAAAGAAAATGGATTTTAAATATTTTGTAACTCATAATAAAGTTATACATAATAAATACGGAGATTGTTATGTAGCAATTCGAAATAAAGATATCATTGGTGTATTCTTTACTGAAGATGAAGCAATAGAAGTTTCGTCTTTACAATATGGATTTGGAAATTTTATTGTGCAAAAATGTACGGGAAATAAAGAAGGATACACTCAATATATTGACACAACAATAAAGAAAGGAAATTGAATATGATGAAATTTACTTACATATTAAAACAGATATTACCATGAACTTATTATACAAAATACAGAGTCCAGACCGGAACAAAAGAGTTGGCAATCTGGACTCAATGGTTCGGTAAAGCGTTTAATATCAAGCGATTTACCTTAGCCGATTAGTGAAAGTGTGTTCCGCTACATTTTGGGCAAGGTGGCATTGTACCGGTGTCATCATCTAATACAACCACCTGTCCACAGTGATCACAAGTATATTCGCCTTTACTTGGCTTCTCTCCTGTACTTGGCATGGTAAACCTCCTTTGTAATGTGATATTTTGATAGGAATATTTACCATATTATACAAAAGAAAGATAGATTAAACATATGTTCTGATAGAAATAAGTAGTATTTTGTCGTATAATATTTATATTAATTACCAAAGGAGGCACTATGGATAAAGATTTAGATATTTCATTATTGGAATTCGATTACTTAGACCTAGTTGCTTGTTATACGCATAATACTCAGACAAACAAAGGGATGGCTGCAATCGGTCGTTCAAAGATAATAGATGGTCTAATCCAGCTTGAAGAAAATATACATCGAATATTAAGACAGTTAAATGCATATGATGCTTCTTCTATCCTTATTGCAGAAACAAATTGGATGAAGCGAAATCATTTTAGTAAATATATGCCAAAGAAAGGAACTAAAAAGAAAATCGCTTTCGGGCAGGTATGCACAATTGATTATGGGAAAAGTTATAAAGGTGAAATCGGGTATGTTCATCCTGGTCTTTGTGTAGGCAAAAGGGACGACAAATATTTAATTGTACCAATGACAACAGGAAAAAATTGGAGAGATACTTGTTATCATCCTATATTTAATCCAAATATGACAAAGGAACATCGTCAATGTTGTATTTCCGAAGGATTTGAAAAAGATGGAGTGTTGTTGATAAATGATTCAAAGTTTATATCTGGTGGACGTATTTTAGAATTGCACGAAGTAATATCTTCTGAAATTTTAGAAGAGGTACAATTGCAGTTATTGTATATTATGTTTCCAGATCTTTATAGAATATTCAATAAAGATAAAAATAAAATTACTCGTCTTGAAAATGCAGCAAATGATAGAGAACGACAAATTGCAAATTTGAAACTTAAAAATGAAAAATTGTCAAACAGGATTCATGACCTAGAGTGCGAAATTAATAACATTGCAGCTTCTACGGAAATTCATGAATAAAACTGTTGACAAAAGCATATGCTTTATATATAATACTGAGTAACGGAACAGGAAGTTCCACGGAACAGTATTATATTTTTACAGAGTCCTGCTTATAAATTGTCGTGCCGCTGGGTTAATGACTGAGTTTAAGTGTGAGGCTCACGGAGTTAAAGAGCATTATCATCTTATGGTGGTGGTGCTCTTTTTCAATACAAATAAAAAGAGTAGCACTTTCTTACTACTCTCCCATCCTAATTCATCCTGATATAGCCGGAACATGTATTTTATTAGAAATCACTCTTATATTTATTAAAATGTAACTGATTATCGATTTAAATAGAGCATATATAAATAGAAGCCCACAGCTATCACTAGTATATGAACTTTTACCCGGCTTCTCTCTTGTATTAGGCATACGTTTTTCTTCCTTTCATAATACTATTATTCTTTCTTTATCTCATCTTCCATCTTGCTAAAATCTATCCCATATCGTTTTTCTAACATATTGAGGATATTGCAGATTCCGTTGCCGATGAATAGATGTTTGGAGCCAAACACATATTTCATTGTGTTGATTTCGTCAGGAGAAATTGCGGGAATAATATACCTATATTTTCGGAGATCACCATCTTGGTAAATAGTTACCGGGTATCTAAATGCAGCACCTTCAATGCCGGTGTATCCATCGTATGAATTTTGGTTATAACATTCACGACCGATTTCATATTCAAGCTGTGCTATTAACGCTGCAATTTCGGGAGTAACTTTCATAGATGACCTCCTTTTGGTTATGAGGCTAATTGAATCGCAATGCGGCAATTATTCGATTTCTTTACGAATACATCTTTCGAAGACCATGACAATTTCGTTACGGGTTGCATTAGTAGATGAACTGAATCCTCCAAATCCACCCATAGTGGATTCTTTGCCAATTTCATTTGTAAATATTGTGTGCAAACGCCAGCCGTTACTGGAATGTGTGCGTAAAATATTTTCAATATTGCTACTGTCAATGCGTCCGTCGTTTTTATCCAGTGAAACGATAAATTTATATTCATACAATGGGTTTTTATCAATCTGAATTTTAGCTCGTTCTCGCATTCTTTGTTCTTCTTTGATTTTTCTTTCGTATGCGGCTATTTCGTTATTAATTTTTTGTTGCTCATTTTGCTGAGAGATTTTTCGTTCTGATTGAGATAACACTCTTTTGTATATGTAGCTATATCCACAATTAAAACAAACATCAACATCATCTCCGATTAGCTCTTTGCAATTTGGACATTCTTTCATAACTATTTCTCCTTATCCTCTATTTTATATAGAATATCACATTCTCCTAGATATATCAAACATATTTAGAAATGTTAAATAGATATTACAAACAAAACAGACAGAAACAGGGAAAACGACGCTTCCACGGCTTAGGGATCTACATCCTGTTCAAGCAGTTAAAGGATTTTTTACCGGAAAGTCTATTAGTGATGAAGATTTGTCATCGATTAAGGCATACAACACAGAGTTTAATAATCTTCGCCAGGCAGCTATCAATGCCGGAAAAGATGTATCTAATTTCAAGATGACACAAGAACAGACAAATGCTGTTATGGCAAATGCGTCTGATAATGCCAAAAATATTGTAGCCAGTGCTGACGGTGCTGCTGTTTCTCTTGGAAACCTTGAAGTATCTGCAAAAGCTGCAAAAATAGGGTTAAAGGCTTTAGCCACGGCTGAGAATATGATTATAGGTATGGTGGTTGCCGAAATGATTTTGGTCATTGATGATTGGATTCACGCCGAAGAAAAAGCAGAAGAAGCCCTTCAAAAAGCCCAGTCTACATCAGATTCATATAAATCGTCTTTAGAAAGTACAAGACAGGAACAACTTAAATCGGCAGAATCTATTAGTAAATTAGCTGGTCAATACGCACAACTTTCCGAAGGGGTTAATACTGCTACAAATGACAATATTTCATTATCCAATGAAGATTATAATGAGTTTTTAAATTTAAATAGTCAGTTGTCGGATTTGTTTCCAACCTTAACTAAACGATATGACAGTAATGGAAACGCTATTTTAAATCTGGGAAGTAATGCCCAATCTGTAACACAAAAAATTAAAAGTTTAGCTGATCAACAAGAAAGATTGGCGAACTTATCTATTATTGAAGATTTAAAATCTTATGTTGATGGCGATGATGATAATGGTGGTCAATTATCTGAAATCAAAGGCTTATCAAAAAAATATTCGAAGCAACAAAACGAATTAAATGCTTATGATTTATTTAAGCAGATGTTTAATGGTGGTAAGGTTTCACATAATAATTTGGGTATTAAACAAGTATCTGAAGTCTTAAAAAATGCAAATCTTAATCCCAATTTGATAGGAACTGACGGTAATGGATTTTGGGATATATCTGGTTTATCAACAAAAGATCTAACAGCACTTCAAGATGCCGTTCATTCATTTTACAAAGATATAAGCACCGAGACTCAGGCTACTCAAGATAAATTACAATCAGCCAATTCTGAAATGTCTAATGAAATGATGGTATGGGTTCAGCAGTTAGACCAATATTATAATTCAGACCACAATTTGCAATCCATGATATCTACAATGGTGGGAAATATAGATTGGGATTCTGTTGGTGCTTCAAGTTTTGATGGTGCACAAAGATATATAGAAAGATATATATTAGATCCATTAAATCAAATCGGTAATGATGAATCATTAAATCAAGATTTTTCAAAATCCGTCGCATCATTGTTGACATTAGATGTAGACGCATTGCCGGCTGATGATGCGATTCAGAAAATCCAAGCTTATATAGTGACTATTATGAATGCCATCAATAAGTATCGTCCTGAAGATGATCAGGTATCACTGAATGATGTATATAATATGTTTGGATTTTCTGATTATACAGAGGATAATAATACAAAATTTAAGAATTCTTTATCCAAAATTGCTGGTAGTAACATATCCGATATGGCTAAATTGTCCAATTATACAAAAGATTTTACTGCTGGACAGCGGCAAGCTTGGATGACTGCAACAAACGGTGCTAAAGATGCTGAAGATGCAATCAAAAAATATAAACAAAGTCTGATTACATCAGCCAGTGCAGATTCTACAGTCTCTTTTGAAGAAGCATGGAAAGGTCTTAAGAATTATAAAGATGCGGATGGTAATGTTAAAGATGTTTCTAAAGATTTGCTTGATCTCGCAAAATCTGGTGAGCTAACAGACAAGACTTTAGAAACAACGACAGAATACAACTCATTATTGGTTCAAACCGGATTATCTGCAAAAGAAGCTCGTTCTAGAATTTCTGATCTGCTTACTGAACAAGAAAAGGTAGCTGGGTTCCAAACTCAGGCAGGAAATCTTGCCACAGCGTATAATGAATTCAAGGATAAGAAGTTTGTTACAGCAGAAACCTTAGAGAGTTTACCGGATGTATTTAAGAATATGAACAACGGTAAGTCTTTTGACATATTTAGTAAAATTGTCGGAGATCCAAAGAGCGGCAAGAAGAAAATTAAACAGGCTTTCAATGAGTTAATTACCGAATATGCCAAAGATCAATTTTTGCTTAAAGGAGTTACTGAAAAGACTAAATCTTCTGTTGTTGCAAATCTAAAAGAGGCTGGCGTTACTAATGCCGAACAAGCCGTTGATAATTACATCAAAAATCGAGAAAAGAAAACAAAAGCTTCTAATGCTGTATTAAGTAAAGCAGAGACTGAACTCACAAATAAAACTGCTTCTGAACGTGAAACAGATTTGGCGAACTTACAATCAGTATTAGAAAAAAATAATTATTCGCATACGGATTTGGTTAATGCTGTTGGCGAAGATAATGATAAGTTGATAGTAATGCTTGGAGAGCAGTATAAGAAAGATTATGCTAATTGGAATAAAACATTAAATGCAAAGCTTAAAGCCGAAAAGAGATTTAAGGCTGCTGTGGCAATTGATAATATTGATGTTGGTCAATATGGTGCAAAAACTGCTTCTGGTGCTGCCGAAATTAAAGATTCTCAAAATCATTATAAGAAACTTAGCAAAGCTGAAAGAAAAGCGTATAAAAGATTAAAAAAGCTTCTCAAACAAGGAGACGAATTTAAACTTGACTATGATGATTTAAGTTTTGATCCACCTGATACATCATCTTCATCCGGCAAAGGTAGTAAGTCCGGCAGCGACAAATCCTCATCTTCCAAGCAGACGATTGACTGGATCGAGCGTGCGCTGAATAGGGTATCTTCTACTCTTGATCTCATCAAGGCTAAAGCTGAAAACCTATTTGGCACTAACAGTCTGAAAACGCTGCAAAAACAAGAAGCAAGCCTGAAATCTCAGTATAATATGCTTAAAAAACAGTATGCTTATCAGAATAAGGCGGAGAAAAAGTATCTTGCTAAAGCGAATAGCGTTAAGTTATCTTCTAGTCTGAAGAAAGCAGTGCAAAATGGTCGTATTTCCGGTAGCCTTAAACAGCTTATTGCTACTTACGGCGAAAAGACGGCAACTAGAATCCAAAATTATCAGGATTATTGGGATAAGGCACAGGATCAGAAGAAGAGCAAAGAAGAAACACGTAAGGCAATGCGTGAGAATCTTTCAGAACGTTATCAGTTGCATATTGATGATGCAGATGCTCGTAAGTCTCGTAACGAAGCTGATCTTGAAAATCTTACAACAGCAAAATCAAAAGCAAAGGTCTTAAAGGATACCCTTAAACACATTGCAACCAGCTATGATTACCAGATTAAACAGGCTAAGTTGGAGAACAATGATGTAAAAGTAGCCGAGCTTAAAGCACAGAAGAAGAAAGAGCAGCGTGAAACAGAAGTTCAGATTTTGCAGAATTATGCTGATGAATATGAAGCAACCGTGAGCTTATACGAAGCTCAGTCCTCTTCTACTACTAATCTTACTAAGAAGAATTCTTTATTGTCAAAATCAATACCTGTACTGAAAAATCAGTATGATAAGCTGATTGCTATTGCTAAAAAAGAGGGTAACATTACCGAACAGAAGCGTTTACAGAACGAATATCAGGATAAGCTGAATGAAAAGCTGAAAGCACAGTTTGATAACGTTGTGGCTGAGTATGAATATCAGCAAACGGGATATCAGCAACGTACTGATTCTATCAACAACGCCGTGTCGCTGTCTGAAGCCAAAGGGCATTATGCCGGCAAAGCATTTTATCAGAATCTTCAGAACTCACAGAAAGACAGTTTGAAGAGTCTCGAAGCAGAACGTGATAGCATTATCAAGAAAAGACAGGAAGCTATTGCAAACGGTCTCAAGCTTGATAGCGAGCAGTATCGTGAAATGACGAAACAGATCTGGACAGCAGATCGTAATATCGAGCAAATGAACACCGATATTGCTAACACAGCTAAACAGATACGTGAAGCTAAATATGCGCTGGATGAGTTTACACAGACTCGTATCGACGAACGTAATAATGAAGCCGAGTTTTACAAGACCATTATGGGTTATAAGGACTCATTTGACAAGAACGGCAATATTACCGGAGATGGTCTTGGTACACTGACATCTGACGTATTTGAGATTCAAAACAATATGGCTAAGGTTGAGGAGTATAAGAAATCTTTGGCTGATTTGGATGCACAGTATAAACGTGGAGATATGGGTTATGAGGAATTTATTACGAAGAATCAGTCTCTCACTGAAAGTATGCGTGATGCCGAATCGCAGGTGTATTCTCTCAAGGACGCTATTAAATCGCTCATCGAGGATGGACTTAACAAACAGCTTGATGCATTGAATGAACTGATTGAGAAATACAAGAAAACTCTTGACAGCGCAAAAGATCTACGTGAGTACAATAAGAATATTGCCGAGCAGACGAAGAATATCACTACTATTCAGAAACAGCTTGCTGCACTGAATGGTGATACGTCCGAAGAAGGTCGTGCAAGAATTCAGAAGTTACAGGTGTCTCTTAAAGATGCAAAGGAACAGCTCGAAGATACAGAATACGATAAGCGTATGTCTGATATTGAGAACATCTTGACTGATTTAACAGATGATTTCCAAGACTTTATTAACGATCAGATGGATCATATTGACGGTCTTGTTGACAAAATCATCACGGCAATTACTGTCAACTCCGGAGTAAGCGGTGAGAAAATTATTGAGTTGGCAAAACAGCTTGGATTTACTCTCTCTGATTCGTTGCTGAACTTCATTAAGAACGGCAATAACACAACGGATAAGGATGCTAATGCCGAGACTGATAAGAAGTCTCAGGAAGATTCCAAAGATGCTATCAAACAAGTGACAGATTTCGCAAAGCAACAGCTTAAAGAAAATAATTCTGTTGCCGAGGGTACTGCACAGGCTAATCATAAAAAAGCAGAGTCTGGATCATCAACGAAGGGTTCATACAATTTTATTAATGGTGGTATCGCTACCAAGATTAATCAAGGTGACGGTAAAGTATCTTACAACGACATTGGTAAAAAGGGAACTCTGAAGAAAGGTGCAACGTATTACGATTATGCATTAGCCGGGGGTGTCAAAAAAGGTGATAAGGGTCATACGACAAAAGCCGCACATGCGGTTACTATCGCTGCGATTGACCAAAACGGCAATGCCAAATTAAAGAGTGCGACAAAAGCATTGAACGGTGTATGGATTCCTAAAAGCAAACTCAAGTATCTACAGGGATTCTCTCAGGGTGGACGTGTCGGAGATTTACAGAACATTGTACGTATGAACGGTGATGATGGGGTTACGATCAACACTCTCAAAAAGGGTGAAGAAGTGTTGACTCCATATAATGCTGATCTGTTTGACCAGTTCGTAGACTTCTTGCCTGACCTTGTAGACTACAATAATAATTTGGTTGATATGATTCGACCAGATAACGTGCCAGCTACTAAGGTGCGTACAGGAGACTTGACACTCAATATTGACAATATCGAACTTCCTAATGTTACAGATCCGAAAGAATTCTCTGCCGGACTTATTGCAGCAATGCAACAGGACAAGAAATTGCAGAGATTTTGGGGAGATGCAACAGCCGGTAGCTTAAATAACAATATGAGTGGAATTTATAAGTATTAAGATTATGGAGGGCGGTTTCGTGCCGCTCTCCTATCTAAAAGGAGCTAAAATGGACGAAAAAATAGAAGTATATATACATGAGATTGAAAGATTGACCGCCGAGAATGAGCGGCTTCGAAACATAGATCAGATGAATAACGAATCTCTTGGTGACAAGTATCGTGAAGAAATGGAACAGGTTATTAGGGATTTGCGAATTGAAAAATTGGAATATCAGCGTATGAATAAAGAATTTGCGGAAGATATGGCAAAGTTACGAAAAGAGTTAGAGAATATCAAAGTGAAGAAAAGATGGTTGTGGCGTAAGGGCTAGACATATGATAGTATCTCCTATATAATAAGAAGAAAGTGATGTTATGTAGGATGGATTAAACATGTGTAAAGAAAGATGTGTGAAAGGTACTAACCATAAACAGAATCGAGGTAAAATCGAATAAATTTTACAGTAACAATAGTCAACGGAGGGTTATAAGATGAGCTTAATTCAAGCAATTATTACTGATAAATATGCAATGCTGTGCAGTGACACAAAGGCGTATACACTAAATGGTACACACGTAGACGACTGCCGCAAGATCATACCAATTGGGGACGGCATTATGTTTGGTTGTACCGGCAAGGTTAGTGATAATTATGAACTGTTTGAAGATTATTGTGAGTGTGATGGTGTTAGGTTCTCTTCACGCAATTTTGAAACTTCTCTTTCATACAATAAAGTCATCAAACGATTGACGTCTAAATATGACAAACTAGAACGTAAATTTAATGCCGGCAAGAAATATGAAATATGCAGCATTGTATGTGGCTATAATGATGAGAAGGAAAGATTTGAAACGATCATATTTGCGCTACATCATGATAAGAGAATTAAGAACGGAATATTCTTTTACCATCAATCAATTAGAAGCCCGTATAAGATTACAACGTGCGGCAACATTTATCATCATGCTACATTAGATAATCTAGCCGAAGACACATATTATGACTGTGGAGATGAAGTAACAATACGTCAATGGAAAAATATGTTTCAAGATGTATTAGACGACGGTATTACGTTTGATCATACGATCAATGATAAAGCTGATTTTGTAACTATACGGAAAGTCCGAAATGCTGATGGAACAATAAGGCTAAAATGCAGCAAATAGTATAACATAAGTAAAATAGAGATATTCAAGGCGGTCAAGCTCACTACTTGGCTGTCTTTTTAATTTTAAATATAGGAGGTGATTTGACGGATGTATGCGACTAATTTTGAATTTAACGGTGTACAAGCTGTTGATATGGGTCTGGTTATGGGGACGTGGAATGGAGATGGAGAAGATGGCGAGATCGGTTGCAAGGTGACATTTAACACCTCAAAGCCAATTAATTGTAATGAATGGAATATACATGGTTCTCATTATGAAGAACCGTTGACTATTGAATGGTCATGTATGAAAAATATATGTGACTTGACAGACAATGAAGATATGGTGATTACTCCGGCGGAACAGGCTTATTTCCATAGGTGGTTAGAGTGTCCTGGAAAATATCAATACTTACGTTTCTTTCAAGACGACTACGAAGATATTTACTATTACTGCACTATCTCAATTACATGGAACAAGGTCGGTGGTAAAATTTTGGGATTCAAACTGACGGCTACATGTAATGCGCCGCACGGATATTCCGAGGTACAATTTATCAACAAAGAGAATATCGGTACGGGTGATACATTTACATTGTATAGTGACTCTGATGATATTGGCGCACAAGTATTCGATTCGATCGAGATACAGGCATTAGGTGATGGTGCTATTAACATTACCAATAATCTTGATATTGAATATTCTATGCATAATATAGCTATGAATATTGACAACTGTAAAACAAATGAAGTTATTTTAATCAACGGCAAGACGAAACAGATTACAACTGATAGAACGGATCATGATGATATCGCTAATGATTACAACTACTACCCTATTCGACTGGTTAATTACGACAATCTTGTATCTCCGACTCTGGATGGTTATTCCGGCACGATTTCCCAAAACAGAACAAATACATACACAAATCATGGTGTGCCTTGCAATATAAATCTTTCATATAGATCAATTAGATGGGCGGTGATATAAAATGAATCAACATACTTATGATGCAATTAAGTTCAAATTTAGGAGAAATAGAGATGACTCACTTGAGACTCCAAAAATCTTTCTAGTAACACGATCATTAAAAAAGATTGGTGAAATTTATCCGATCAATAATTTGAATCTGCCGCTCGTATTTAATGAGGCAAATACAGCTACGTTTACCATTTATAAAGAAAATGATTCGATTGTAATGCCATTGTTTGACAAAATAAAAAATTTGTCTGTGATCTTGATAGAAGGAGTTGGTTATTTCCAGATATCACTTCCTACAAAAGAAACTGATTGTGTCCAAAAAGACATAACGGCAACGGCGTTGCAAGAATCAGAGTTAAGTCAGACGAATATTACTATTGAGGTGAATACTGATGACGATTTAGAAGTGCAAAAATATATGCCAACTACATTTTATAATCCATCGGTGCCGGCACAGAGTTTATTGAACAGAGTTGTTGCTGATGCTGCACCGCATTATAAAATCGGACACGTTGATGATAGCTTATGGGATATACAGCAAGAGTTTTCAGCTTCGGACGAGGATGTATGGAGTTTCTTTACTAAAATTGCAGATGAAATTGGATGTATATTTATTTGTGATCCATTTTCTCGTACTATTAATGTATTTGACATGCAGTATCATTGCGTCAACACTGAATACCATGACAAAAAAGATGATGATGGTAATTTTGTCAATGAACATAATAAGAGACATATTATTAATGGTGTATGTACGATTTGTGGTGCGAAAGCTGAGGAAGGATATGGTCTCAACTCTTCTACTTTTGTAGATACAACAAATCTTGCATCTGAAATTCAGGACTCCATTGAGACGGATAAAATTAAGAATTGTTTTAAGATTACCGGTGGTGACGATATTGTTAATAATATGATTCGGCAGCGCATTATTGGAAATACAAATAGAATTTGGTGCATGAGTCAAGATCAAATTGAAGAAATGAGTGAGCCGCTGCAAAAGAAATGGAAAGAATATCAGGCACTTCTTGCTGAATATCAAGATGATTTTGCTATGCTGTGGAATCGATGGAATAAATATACCGATGAGATTATGTATTGGCAGTCAGGTCGTTCTCCTATCATAGAGGGAATCCCCGGCACGGAAGATGCGGCAGGGTATTGTAAAAAGATATACAATGATTTAATATCTCAGATTACCTATGGATGTGTGCGCAGCAAGAATACGACTTTGCAAAAGTTATCTAAAGATATCTTAGATTATGCTACTCTCCTGTGTCCAACAGGTTATGCTGTAAAATGGCAACAAGATGCAAATGCTAATGATAAAGTGCGCATTATAGAACAAGAGAATAATGCTCCGATTACAAAATGGGGCGGATATTTATACGTATATTTGAAAAACTATCCTGATCCCGAAGATGAATCAAAAGATAAATATTTCTATAAGCCAGAAACAGAATGGATTCTGTCAGTTCGATGCGGTGATGATAGTTTCAAATATATGACAGTAGATGGGCAAACGGTTTTTAGTAATGAGTATTATGAATATTTGAAGCGTATGATGGATATTCAGTTGGCTAATCTTGATATCACATTCGACCCAAAATACTACGATGATCCCAAAGAAGAAGCGAAGCATCTAAATGATAGTGATTATTACAAAAATTATTATGCTGGCTATTGTCCTCATTGTCATTCCCACACAGTAGTTCAAGGCAAGTGCACTGAATGTAACAGCACTGACGTACAAGAGGGATATTCCATCAATCGCCTATCTGGTATCAGAGATGGATATAGACAGGTAACTGTATTATTAGGCGAATTAGACAGTACGGTTAATGATAGCAATTTATTCTATCAGCTCGTTGTTGACAATGAACCGGATAAGATATCTCCTAAAATGATGTTTGAAACACTTACGGCTAAATATTCTGTGATGGCTGATTATATAGATGAATTGATCAAAAATTACACCGATAAAGTTGACGCCCTAAAGGTTGAACAGAATCATGCTCAATTGGGGATTACAACAATCAACGGTATTTGTAATTTTAAGAATTATCTTGGAGACGATTTATATTATGAGTTCTTGTCTTTCAAGCGTGAGCAGGTGTATAGTAATGATAATTTCACATCAGAAACCATTGACGAAGCCACTCTTATGCAAAATGTAGAGGAGTTGATCCGTGATGCAAAGGAAGAAGCGGCGAAGGCTTGTCAATTTGAACATACGATTACTATGTCGTTGAGCAACTTGATGTCATTGATTCAATACACTGATGTGTATGATGCGTTTGCTCTTGGAAATTATTTTCGGATTCGTATAGATGGCAAAGATATTAAACTTCGTATTATATCAATGAGTATAGATTTTGAAAATATTGAGTCATGTGAAATTACTTTTGCTGATGCATCTATAGTTACAAATGAAGCAAGTAAAATTGGCAGCACGATCAAACAAGCGGCAAGTTTGGCTACATCATACGAAACAGCAAAAAAGCAGATTGATAAGAATACATCCATTTCTACGGCATTTAATAAAATGTTGTATGAAGGATTATCAATGACACAAACTCATATCATGAGTACGAATAATGCCGAAGTTTTATTTGACAATTGTGGATTACTCGGCAGACAGTTTAATACCGATACAAACAATTACGAACCATCTCAGACAAGGTTAAATGGGCGTGGACTGTTATTTACGAACGATAATTGGAAAACTCCAAATATAGCAATTGGAGAAATTGTTTGGAATGGCAAACAGATTACAGGTATTATTGCTAAAAATCTGATAGGTGAAATGATTATTGGTGCTAACTTAGAAATCTCTAATCAGTCTGGCAGTTATACAATCACCAATGATGGATTTAAGATGACTCAAGGAACGAAATATATAGAGATGAATCCATCTAAACCATACTTTAAATTGAATAATGGGTCGGAAACTCTATTTGATTTTAACGGCGATGGCAATGGTAATTTGACTTTTGGATCTAGTGTAAAGCTGAACTGGGCAAATATAGAAGATCAGCCGGACATACTCGATCCTAATACAGTTACGGAAATTACACGCAACACGATTACAACAGAAACATTAGTGGCTAATAATCTTACGGCTGGCAGCGTTATCACTCAGACAGATGAGTATAGAACTGCTATACAAGCAGGCGTTATGACGATTGACTATTTGAAAACAGATTATAAACAGCCTGATTATGGTGAAATTGTAGATATCGAATCTATTATCGATGAAGATATTTTCGGTTTATACATGAATGCATCATATAACAAAACTAGCAGTAATGCCAGTGCATTGAATTATAGATACCATTCTGCCTTTTCTCCTAGTACGGTTTTATTATATAAGAAACAACAAACAATTTCAGGAAGACAGTCTTTACAGTCAACGTATATGACTCCGGATGGTTTATTTATCAATAACAAAAAGACCACATCTTCTGTTGTGTGGGGCACAGAAATTACCTCCGATCATATTAAGACAATTGGAGACGTCATTGGTTATAGTCCATCCTATGTGTCTCAAGTAGAATTATCTACTGGATTTCAGATTGATAATTCATATATCAACAACGTCAAAAAAGTGCTTGATACATGTGTGATTTCCATGAACATAAATGGTAGTGTTACACCTAATGTGTGGACTACTATTGCAAAGTTGCCAGCAGATTGTATCCCTGAGAGTGGTACACCTTTATTTTCTATAGTTACAGACGCAACAGGGCAATATAACTGTGATCTACGTATAATTGGATCTAATACATCTGTAAGTTCAGATGAAGGGGCAATACAGATATTGCAGCATGGATCTGTGGATGCAACGAAAATTCATATTAATATATCATATCCATTACTTGGAATTTAGAAAGGAAGTGAGAATAAGTGATTACACATGAGATAGACTTAAACGTAAGTCAACCGAACAATAAGCAATTTATCCATATTAATCAGGGTGAATATGATTCGGTTAAAATCGTTGCTCATATTTGGGCAAAAAATAAACCATATACTATCGATGCGGATAAAATTCGTATTGAGGGTAAACTTTCTAGCGGTGCACTTCTTTTTGACGGAGATTCGGCTATTAAGATTATTAAAGAGAATGACACAACCGTATCATTTATTTTAACCAAGCCGATCGCGGCAAGTGTCGGTTCTTTTAATTTTTCACTTCTTTTCTATAAAGGTAGTGATGTATTAAAGAAGACATTCCCGTTTACGATACGTGTAAGTGGAAACCCGGCAAATAATGTTAAATCCGATGCCGTACTAGATGGCGTGATCAAAAAATTAGAACAGCAGGAACAGGAATATAACCAGCTTGCTACTGTAGCGACTAGCGGTAGTTATACAGACCTGTCTAATAAGCCGACCATAGGCAACGGTAAGGTTACGGTCAACCAAAATGGTACGACTAAAGGCACATTTACCATGAATCAGACAGGCGATACTATTATCAAT